GAAACAGTAGCATTTGCAGGCATTGAGGAGCCACATGATTTTCTCACACACACTCGTAGCGAGCTCGACTGAGCCCTCGTTGATGATTTCTTTGCGGATTTCGCAGAATTTGTCGATAGTCATAATTGTATTGATTTAAAAAGTTAGTAGTTATTCGTGTGCCCACATGCGGAATCGAACCGCCAGCCGTAGCACTGGCACCGCTGCCAGACGTGGGCGTGTGAGTGCCGATCGCTCGACACTCGTTGAACTAACTAAACTTTTCAGTAGAAAAATCAATCAATCGCTCGGTGTGCCTGGGCTTTTGTTCAGCCCGGCTCTCGTCTGGGATTATCCATAACACGCTCTCCGCCTGTAACAGCCAACTGTCGATATCGTTCGGTCACACGTGACCAGGTAATATCGTCTCGTTCTTAGACGAGTTACGGACTGAAACGAGAGTAGAAAAACTACAGTCGCTCAGTCCGTTTGTCGTGACTGAAAGAAGCGCAAAGCGCAAACCGCCACCGAATTAGCGGTTAAAAACTCAACGGCTAAAGCGCACACAGGGAAAACGTGTGGCTCGGACGCGTCACGCGTCGCTCACTCCGCATATCGTTCCACCGATTTTCGCTCAGCCGTTCCCGCTGGTTCGCTCGCCCTGAGGCTCACTGAGTTACTCACGATTGGCTCGGTGTGGCTGCCGGTCGTTCACCGATTGTTCGGCTCGATCGTTCGGCTGCCGTTGCGCCCGCTCTGCATTTGTCCAGGCTTGCGACTGGCTGTCAGATCTGTGACCTAACAGGCTGCATTAGACGAAATTTCCTAACTGCCAGGTATAACAAAAGGCAGCCTAATAGACTGCCTTTTGTGCCTGGAATGTCGGAATGTCGGTTATTTGCCTTTCTTTTCGGCTGCCTTAATCGCTGCCTTTTTGGCTTTTAATAAGGCTTCAAGCCTTTCAAGACTTAAGACATCCGCTAATGTTTCATCGCTTGCATTTGAAACAGTGTCCTTTTCTCGCTTTTGTGCGGCTGCCTGCCTTGCAATTTCGGCATCTGCAATTCTCATTTCTTTGACAGCGGCATAACAGCCACTAATCACTAATAGAAGGCCTTCTAAATCAGTAGGGAAATAATCCAGCGTCCCAAACGTTTTCCTACCGAAATGCCTTTGTACTTTGTACAAGTTTTCCGTTTCATTTTCGGCTTTAACTAATTGGGTGAAAGACTTTGTAATGTCCATTAATGATTGATAGCCTTTTGTGTCGGCTGCCTTAAAAGCCTTCAAAACTGGTAGCATAGTAGCCAAATATTCCCGGCTGGCTGCCTTTCTTTCATCGTCAACAATGTAGTAGAGATTCCCGGTAATATCATTACCGTCTGAATTCTTGACAGTCTTTGACTGCCTTTTCAGTGTGCCGCGTTTCTTTTCGGCTGCCTGGACGGTTGCCAGGTCTTTTTTCTTGATATTCATAGTGTATAAAATTAGTGGTTGTGTAAAAGACTATTCTTTCACGCTGCAATTTACTACTAATTACCAATATAGACTATTCATTTTTAGTGAAAAACACTTAATTTGTATATCGAAAAACAATAAAAACACTATACATTTTAACAATATGAAACACTATAATAACAAAAGCGTTAATTTTAACTTAATGAATTTACAATGTTAATTTCAAAAAGTAAGATTTTTGTAATACATTGATATTCAAGTTATTAAAGCGATATTTTTGACATTTTTCGACAAGAGCAAATGTTAACAAAATAGACAAAAGCCGTATCGATCTGAAAACCAGTGAGTTATAAGTGATTGATATACAGGCATTTGCAAAGTATAAATATACTATGTAATATTTACAATTTTTAGGATAATATATACAATAAAACCGTATATTTACATATACAAAATAAAACGCTAAAATACACAAATATACATATAGACCGCATAAATTCACAATTCAATGAATATCGCATAATTGCAGAAATATACAAAGGTATAGTATATCAATACGAAAATGCGAATATACGGAAATTGAGTGATTATATAATGAGAAGGTAACTTTATACAAAAGTAATGCAATTCTATTTCGGTCGCTAACTGGCTGAAAATCAATGAATTGTATTTTATTACTACAAAAATACCGCTAACTATCTGAGAATCAATTAATTAGACCCGTACACCCCCAATTACCGAAACCAATAGGGCGCCTGTCACCCTTCCCAAAAATTTTTTCTCCCATTTTTTTCTCCCCCATTTTCTCCTTCTCCTCACTTTTCCGAGGTTAATGTTTGTTAAATAGTATATTTTTGCAAGGAATTTATACAAAATTTAACATTTAAGACATAAATCATAATATTCATTCAATAGAATAATATCTTATCTATATATGACTATCTATCTATCTGATTATGAATATATTTGATTGATATATATGATATATTTATTTTCATCTAAGAGTTTATTCTATAAAGTGGAGGATTTTTTCTGTAACATATTGATATTTCGGGGTTTCGTACTGATTATGCCTCATTATATGCAAATTTTTTGGTTTAAGGTCGTGGTTATCAGTACTTTTGCGGAGTAATCGATAAAAGTCTGGTTTTTCCGTGATTTTCAGGTATCGGTCACAAAAAATGGCATATCGTTCACTAAAATTTTTCGTATATGGCTGTAAATGAAGAGTTTACGTTAGCACTAAGACGATTAGCGAAGAAATTCGGTTTAACGCCCGACAAGCTGGCGATGGCGGATTTGGTTGCCGCGGGTTGGGAACCAAGTGATGCCTGGGCCATGTGTGTAAGGTTGGGTTTATCGTGGGATCGCAGGGCTTTGCAGGCGGAGATAGAGAAGACGGTAAAGAGTCCAGAGTTCCAGGCGAGGGTGTCGAAGACGAAAGAGTCGCTGACGCAGTCGCAGTTAGAGAAGTTCGTTACCGACAGGGAAACGATAAAGAAGAGGGACTTAAAGAAGAAGACGAGTAAAGACTCGTTGTTACAAGACTTATTGGCCGCGCGGGAAAACGTCAAACCCGGTACGTTGGATTACGCGAAGATGACGATGCAAATCGCGGATCTGACGAACGCGAAAAAAGAAGAGACGGTAAAAGAAGATACGACTGTCCATTATTTTTTACCAGCCAAATGCTCGATGTGCAGTCTTAAACAAGAGTTCGACGCTATTAACAACAAAGATAAAGACAATGATGAAAGACAACAAAGCGAATAATGTAAAAAATTTACCGTATGGTAAAAAGATGAGATGCCACAATTTCGTTGTTGAAAAAGTGGGGCGGGCTTTAAATAAAGCCGATATGAAGCGTTTAAGGGCCGAAATGATGCCCAATATGCCTAAAGGCTATAAAGGCTCGCAGAGAGTGTCTATGCCCGTTATAAGGGTGTCCGACTTACAAGGGATGTGGAGGATAGAATATGCCGTATCGGCGACGATGTTCCATATCTTCGATTCGTTTGAATGGACGTACTTTGACGGCGAATACGTCATCACCGACGAAACGTGTCATAGACTGTTGACGATGATGTTTTGCGACACTACCGTCGTCGGCGACGCCGAATACATGTCCGATAGAGTAAAAGCGCTCAACGCGTTTACCGCAAGAGTAAAAGCCCCTGAAGTGAGCGATGAAGAAGATAGTAAAACCCTTGAAGCCATGAAGGCGGTAAACATCATTGAAAATGGCGACGAAGACTGAAAAAAAAGTGAGTAGCGAATTGCGCCGACAAGCGCGTAAACTCGGCCTGTGCGACGAGTGGTACGAAGCATGGAACGACGACATCACGTTCGATGAACTCATATCGAAGATGATAACGGGTTACGACTTTTGCGTAACGCACGACTGGCCCGATCCCGAATATGTCAAAAAAGCCTTCCCTAAACACGTATTGAACGCCAACGGAGTGTTTTGCGGTTCTAAAGGATCGGCGACGGATAAACGCAACGTCGTCATAATGGGTCGCAGTAATGTCGATTTGTACTATAGCGATTTTTCGTTCGGAGACGTGAGAGTGAGACATACGTCGCACGTCTCAGTAAAAGCCGCGTCACTGTCTATCGTCCATGTCCACGCGTATGAAAACGCGTCAATACACATCGATGCCGAAGAAGGCGCTAAAGTGACGCTATTCGTACACTCGCAATCGACAAAGTATTCGTTTAACGGTAACGTCAAAGTAGTTTATGGCAAAGAAGAAGTTAGAGACTGAGTTCGGAAGAGTCGATTATCTATATAAGGCGCTGAGAGGCGTCGTCGAAGACAGACGCAACAACCTCAGAGGTTTCGTAAGCAAGTACTGCGAGCCGTGGGGAGGGCGTTTGACGAACAAGTACCAGGAGAAGCTCCTCGACTTTATCGACGACGCCGAACTCATCGCGAGGGCGTGCCCCATCAAACACTCCGACACGGGTTTCCGTTTCTTTAACGGAAAGATATACGAGTTGATCACGGAAGATGAAATACGCATGGCGTGGCTGCGCTTTTTGCGGTTTTACAGGATTGTCGAAATGCTTAAAGACAGGCAGATTTTCCGCGATTCGTTCCTCAAGACGATAGAGTACTACAACCAGTTGAACGAGAGACTGGACTTAGTGGCGTTCGAAAACGGCGTATTAGACTTGTCGAAGATGGAGTTCAACAAGTTCTCCGCCGACTTCCATGTCACGTATTACCATCCTTACCGTTACGACCCAAACGCCGACTGCCCTTTGTGGAAGTCGTTTTTAAGGGAAGTGCTGCCCGACAAGACGGCGAGAGTGATACTCCAGATGTTCTTAGGACTCGGATTGATCGAGAGAGGCACGGCGTATAACGAAGCCGAAGGCGCCAATAAAGCGAAAGTCGAACTGTGCCTTATCCTCATCGGAAGGGGCGGCAACGGCAAGAGCGTCATCTATGAAGCCGCCAGAGGCATCTTCGGTCCGAACCGCATCAGCGGAGTCGATTATGATGATTTGACTGCGCCGGGCGACGAAGGCATGAGGGCGAGGAGGCTGTTGAGAGAAGCCATCTTCAACTGGACGAGCGACAGCGACTCGAGGACGTTCGGGCGCAAACGCAGCGGTGTTTTTAAGCGCATCGTGTCTGGCGAGCCCGTCACCGACAGGGCCATCGGCCACGACGTGTCGGAGAACTACCGTATGCCGTACCTTGTCTTCAACCTCAACGCCATGCCAGGTACCGACGACGACAGCCTTGGTTTCATACGCCGTCTCCAGTTCATCCCCTTTGATGTCGCCATTCCCAAAGAGCGCCAGAACAAGAGCCTGTCCGCCGAACTCATCAACGAATATCCTGGCATCTTCAATTGGATCATCAGAGGCATGAAAGAGTTGAAGAGGAGGAAGTATATCTTCCCCTCGTGCGACGCGTCTCAACGCAAAGCCATCCTTGTCCAGATGGAGAGCAACCCCGTTGTCGGTTTCATCACCGCATACGGTATGCGCACCGACCCTGACTTTGAAGGCGAAGTGTGCGCAGAGTTGCATACGAGCGTCATTCTCGGCGCTTTGAGGAAGTTCTGCGACGACAACGACTTCACTCCCCCGTCCGACCAGTTGTTTGGCGCCACGATGCGCAAGTTCGGTTTTTCCAAGAAGAAGAAAGCCGACGGCCACTATTACAGGGTGTACGGATGCGACAAAGATCGCCTCCAGAAGCCCTTCTACCTTTTCGGCGAATATACAGGAGCCGCTTACAAAGAAGAAAAGTCCACTTTTATAGAACGAGAAGATTGATTATGTCAGTAGAAGAAATCGCATTAGTGCGTAACCTTGTCGCACACGAGAGGTTTTTAGAAGACCTTGTCAGGCTCCTTGAAGAGAGCAAAGTCCCCGACACCTTCATGGCTCCAGACAAAGAGACGTCATTGAAGATGTTCCACGTCGTTGACATGATATGCACCCTCATGGGCATAGAAGACGATGAAGAAGAGCAACTCGACTGAGCGTGAAGCGGCGCAGTATGCCAGTAAACGCGCACAGGCGCAGCGTAACGCCGTTTCCCGTGCGAAGAAGGCAATCCAGCGTCTCGCGAGAAGGACGGCCTTAAAAGGCTCCGTAAGCGACGAAGCCGAACGTGAGATGATAGAGAGCATCATCCTTTTCGGTTACGAGTATGCAGAAGCCGCTGGCCGTTACCTCTATGACGAAGACAACGGCATCAAAGAGTACATGGACGGCATCCATTACGGCAAGACATACAGAGAACGTGTAGAAGAACAGGCGGGTCGCCTTGTCGCCGACATCGGCAAGATACTCGTCGCGTCAGAGTTCCTCAAGATGCCTGCGCGCCTTGTCGAGAGCGAGTGGGAAGACCCGTATTTCGTCGGCGGCGCCGTCAGACGCGCCAATTCCAGGGGCGCAGGGATAGAAATCCCCTCTTACGGGCAAGGCATACCGCTCTCGGGAGCCGAGCAGTTGTTAAAGAACATCGACAACACCATAGCCCTTGCGTGGGGTTACGAAGACTATGACTTCGCGTTACGCAACGGCGCTGTCGGCTTCTATGTCTTCCGCGGGTCGAGTTATCCCTGCCAGACGTGTCAAGAACAGGTCGGTGTTTTTCATCCCATGGAAGAATCCGTGTGGTCTCACCCGCCATTCCATAATAACTGTGTTTGTTATGTTGTCTATGTGTATTAGATAATTCCATTTTTGAACTATTTTTCGCGAAGAAGGGTTGCGTTGTGAAACGCGGCCCTTACTTATTAAAAAAGGCGGCACAGCTTCACAGCCCTCCGCCCTGTCATCATAATCAAGAAAACTAAGCAAAAATCACTAAAAGATAATCAATGTTCTTTATTCCAAGTGTCCCAGTTGTTCTCATTAGGCCAGTTGCCGTTCTCGTCGGTGTGTCGCAATCGCGAGCCGTGTCCCGTGTTCACATCCTGTCCGCCCTGTCCGAGTTTTGCCGCGGCCTCCTGTTCCTTGATATTGTTCTCCGACTGGTTGTCTTGTTTGTCGAGTTCAACGAGCAAGTCCATTTCCTGTTCGTGTTTCTTCTCGCGAAGGATTCTTTCATATTCGTCGTTCTTCGCGTACATCGACACGCGTTCCGATGCCGTCTGCCTTGACATGAACTCGTTCTGTACCGCCGTTGCCATGTTCGTGAACAGTTCCGTCTCGTTCTGGTGGATATACGGCTTGATCCACGCGTTGATTTTCAGCGCCACCATTTCGGGTTCCATGTTCATCTCGTGGCCGTATCCGTGCTTCACGATAAGGATGAGCCTGTCAAGGAAGTCCTGCAGTTCCTCCGCGTCGCGTATAGCCTTCTCGATAGCCGGCGAGAACAAGAGTTTAACCGCTACTCCAGGGAGGTCTCCAGATTTCAGCTCAGGCGGCTGTACCGCAAACGCCTGTTCGTATATCAGCCTATATAGCGTAGAGAGTTCCGTGTTAAACGCCTCGCTCACGTCCTGTCGGTTGAGGAACCCAGCTTCATCGTCCTCTCCCATCGTGATAGCCTTCACGCTGCCGTTCATGTCGCCCTTCAACTCGACCTCATTGCCCTTGAGATACATAATCGGGAAAGCGAATGCCTTGTTATTCTCGCAGAAGTATGAGAAAGCCTCCTCATAGAGTTCTATTGTCCGTTGTGCCGCGCGCCAGCAAGCGCCGTCCTCGCAACGAGCGTAAGCCACAGGTACGAAGTTGAAACCGTGTGGTTTCTTAGACACTATCTCCCACCCGTCTTCTGGTGTCGATGCCCCTTCCAGTCTGCTACGTCTTGCTCTGTAAAGATAGGTCTCATCCCACACCTCCAGCCATTCCATCGTCTCCTCACCGTTGTCATTGAGGCTGCTGTACCTGCGTACGAAGAAGTTCATCTCCCCTGTCAGCGCGTCATAGTGCGGATAGAGTTTGTCGCCATCCATAAACGACAGCGTCTTTGCACCGAAAGACCCGTCTTTCTTGTAATAGCCCACTATTGCCGCGTCACCTACGATTTTGTACGAGCGAACGGCCTCGTAGAAGCGTTCTTCCATGTTCTTCTCCATCCACCCCGTACGGAACTTCACGAGCAAGTCGCCGTTAGCCTTTTCTTTGTCGGCGTCCTTGCTTTTCTCAGCCAGTTCCATCTGCACATCGTTTCCAGTGATATGGATAATCTGCTTTGTCGATATAATCTGCTGGAAGGCAAAGGCGCAGCGAGTGACTGGCTGCTCGTACCACTTCCCCGTGTCCGGGTCTTGTTTTATAACATTAGGAAAGTGTATTGGGTCATTGATATGATGCCCAGAGGGGTAGTATTCGCGCAGGAAATCAGCCTGTGTCACGGGTCTGAGTGTCACAGGATCATCAGGTTCCGCCACAAGTCTGTCTGACGTGTAGCCGTCATGGTTTTTATAGCCGTTGGGCAGAACATCCGCCCAAGGCTTCCTCAACAAAAGTTCTTTAAAATTCAAATCAGCCATAGTCCTTTTGGTTTATTGTGTCTTTTTTTGTTCAAATCAAATATCTCGTGGTAATACAGCGACTCGATGAAGTCGGGCGAGTGTCCGACGTAGCGCTTCGCCTGTTTCTTCGTTATAACACGGAAGCCCTTGTCTGCGCTATCCTCGTTGCGTCGTATCGCTTTACGTTCTTTCTGCAGGATTTGTGCGAGCGGTACGCCTTTGTATCCGTCACCGCTGAACTTTTGTTCAAGGAGCCTCGGTTCTATCGAGATCGCCCCTTCCTTAATATCCTTGTAGAACAAATAAGCGCATTGCGACTTCAAGTCATTGTATAGTGCTTTAATGCCTTTCTGTTCCCGCGTAGTGACCGCCATCGGCGCAGCGCAGTTATTGAACGGCACAGCATCGGGGAAGAAGCCTTTCAGCGACTGCCCCAGGCCATTGAGGTCATAGGTAAAGTTCTCTTCCTTCACACCCCACTCCGCCAGTTTCTCTTTAATGGCGGCAATCACCGTACGGCTGTCGAAGCGCGCCACGAACAAGTCTTTTACATGTTTCCCCTTGAGGTGCCACATCACGAGGTTATCGCCGCCCGTGAACGCAACGTCGCACGAAGCCCGGTCTATGCCGTCGCCCTCCTGTTGTGAGTTATTGAAGAAGGCCTCCATGTCTTCCATCTTAATCATGTCGTCGCCCATCGCCTTGTAGTTCCAGTTTCCCTCCAGGTCACGCATACGCTGTTCCTCGCCCTGTTGTGCAAGGTTGGCGACGTATGACGGGTCTGACGATATGAGTTTGATGTTCTCGGCCACCGTTGCACGTACATAGCACACCGATTTCACGAACATACGTTCCTTGTCATAGCCGAGGCGTTCATATTCCTCGTTCCACAGTTTGTCGATGATACCTTTGCACTGCAGGTACACCTCATGCGGAGTATTGCCCCAGTAGATGGTGTCCACGCTGTCCCCGTCCATGAAGCAATATCGCACTACGCCGTCACGCTCTTTTATCGGGAACCCATCCTCGTCTATCCACCAGTCGATAAACTTGCGCAGCCACGAGTCGGGGTCAGGGTTGCACGTCCCCCAGAAGCGGTTAGGTATTCCGTAAGCATTTCGGTTACAGGTGATTAAGTACTTGAACTTCTTATATTCCATGTGTGTAATCTCGTCCACACCGATGTAGCAGAACTGTTTACCCTGGAAGCGTTTAACGAACTCTTCGTAGTTGTCGCCGTAGTAGTTAAACTTGAGATGTCCGCCACGGTAGAAGTTCCATGTCATGTCAGTTAATGACCTGTTGTATGTACCGAACTGCGAATACAGGTTGTATGATTCGAGGACAAGACCGTCCAAGTCTGGTTTCTCATTACGCAACAAGAGGCCGTTGAATTGAGGATGACGAATGTGGTACAGCGCCTGCATTAGCAACGAGAAACTCTTGGCACCGCCGCGGTTCCCGCCACCTATCATTATGTCAGCATCCGCCATGAGCATGTGTTCTTGGCCGCCAGATTGGGCTATGATGTTGAGCGGGTTCGCCTTTTTCCTGTCCGCGTCCCGTAATGACTGGATGTATTCATTTGTGAAAATCTTCTCTCCAGTCGGTGTTTTTAATCCTGTATATTTCTCCACGATGAATATTTTTGCGCAAATTTATGCAAATTTTCCGCATACTAATAATTTTTTGTATATATTTGCAAAGTTTATAAACGATTTCATTTATGGATAGAGAAGAACTCAAAACCAAAATCAACGAAGTACTTGGAAGCACCAAGCTGACGTTGAGCGAACGCACCATCAACGACTTCCTTGATGACGCGCTTGTCGGAATTACCGACGACGACGTCACCGACGATTTCGTTTCCCGCAAAGCCAACATGCTCAAGAGCATTGACGGCAACCTTCATTCAGACGTGTCCGAGCAAGTAAGGGTCTATATGGACAAACTGCCAAAGTCGCAAGAGCCCAAGTCGCAAGAGCCAAAACCCGACCACAAGCCAACGGGCGACGAAAAGTCTCAAGAGCCTGCCGATAACGGAGTATCTAAGGAGATTGAGGAACTGAAGAAGCGGTTGAAATCTTTCGAGGACGACCGAAAGAAGGCTGACGAAGCGAAGAAGCGCGAGAAAGAACTCGCAGAGTTGAAAGATGCGTTCACGGCGAGATTTGATGAAGCCGGAGCCAAGGTAAACACCTACATCCTCAAGCAGACGTTGCGCGATTTCGACGGTGACGGAAGCGTGAGCGACAAAGTAAAAGCCTTGGAGGGCAAGTATTACGAGAACCTGAAAGAAGCGGGTTTCGACTATGACAGCCCGATGGCTGGCGGCATCAACGCCAACAACAGCGGCATCAAAAGCAAGCGTGAAGCCTTCAAAGAGGAGATGCGCAGCCGAGGGATGCTGCCCAAACAAGATAAGTAATACAAATAAACAAATTAACTATGGCTTTAGGAACATTTAATACTATCGGCTCGGGATCGGACCAATTCGGCGGTTCGACCCACGTCTGGGCGAGAGTAGATCGTGTCATCCATGGTGGTCGCAAAATCAACGTGACCGGTATGGCTCCTGGCACCGTGATTCCCGCCGGTACGTTGGTGCAGTACACGTACAACAGCGAGTACGCCACCATCCTGACCAGTTCTTCCAGTCTGTCGGCAGGCAACCATTACGGCCTCATCTTCAACGATGTGTGCGTTCCCGACAACTGCATCTTCGCATCATGCGCTATCGTCACCCACGGTGTCGTTTGGGCAGATGCCATCGACGTGGCTGAGGCACAGCAGCAGTACATGCCTGGTATCGAGTTCATCCGCAACCACATGGGCAACATCATCTACAGCGTTTCCGCCACCGTAAACACAGGTGCCACCCTCAAGGGTTCCGCCGACAACGTGCTTGCAGGTAGTGCTTATCACGCTACCGTAGAGTATGCTGATGGCTACGAGAAGAACTCCCTCACCGTCACCATGGGCGGTACGGCAATCAGCACAACTGCTGTAAACACCGCAAAGACCGAGATCAGCGTTCCTTCGGTGACTGGCAACCTTGTTATCACTGTAACACCCAAAACAACCGCCTAAAAGAAAGGAGAATTAGATTATGTTTACAAGAGATTCAAAATTCTACGACCTTGTAGGTAAAGGCTTGGCCTCTCTGGGTTACACTGGCAACGAGGCTTTGCAGCTTTTCGTTAACGATATGTTCAAGGAGAAATACGACGCCGAGCGCACCTTCGCCGAAGTCGGTTTCCCCCTGAACCCTGACCTGCCCTTCCGCCCCACCTACGAGCAGATTGAAGCAACCGTACGCCCCTACACGATGGCAGCTTATGTTGACATCGACTCGGACGGCCCCAGCAAGAGCACCGACGGATTGTCGCTCAAGAGCGGCGGTCTGCCCACGTTCAAGCATGAGGTAACCCTTGACCGCAAGATTCTGCGCGAAAAGATGATGTTGGCCGAAGCGATGCGCGGCACCAACAGCGAGATTGACAGCGTTATTGTCAAGTTGCTGTTCAAGGGTCTTGATGACCTTCTTGGCGGTAACTACAACACCATGCTGTATCAGCGCCACCAGGTTGTTTCCAACCTCGGCCGTCTCGTTATCGACGCAAAGAACAACCCCTATGGTCTGCCCATCGAGTTAGACTTCGGTGTTGACGCTTCGCACATCTACAAGAGCGATTGGTATTCTGTTGCTGTTGACGGCACCATCTCGCAAGAGAGCGGTGTTACCGGCGGCACTGTTTCCCCCGTCAAGGTTCTGCGTGACATCAAGCGCAAGGCAGAGGTTCTCGACGGTCTCGGCGCAAGCCACTGGGAAATCAGCAAGAACACCTACAACGCCATTCTTGAGATGCCCTACTTCCGCGACCTGTACACCATCGCTCTGCGTCCCGACATCGACGCTGCCAACCGTGCAGCCTTCGGTGCCACCATCGACGATGCCACCCTGTGGGCCTTCATCCAGGCACGCATTGGCCGCGTAGAGGTTATCGACGCAGTCGCCACCGTTGAGCGCATCAACCCCACCACCCACAAGACGATGTTCACTACTTTGAACTCGTTCAAGGACGGTGTGTTTGTTCTCGTTCCCGACGGCGAGATTGGCGATGTTCAGTGCGGACGTCCCGTTTACATGGAGACTCCTGGATCGCGTGTAGCCCTGTATGACGGCGGCCGCACCCTCATCCGTCAAGTCTTCAACGACGAGAACATGATCCAGACCATCAAGTCTGAGGTGACGGGTCTCTGCGTTCCCAACAAGACCCGCTGGTTCTACTATGTATGCGTAGGCACTGGCGCTACCGTAACTGGAACTTCTTCGAGTGCAGGCACCTTGTCCTACCTTGTAGGTGATTTCATTAGCGACGCTGCGTCGAAGGCACAGGGTACGCTCTAAACTAAAACGCCATGTATAAAGACTGTCCAGCAAACGATTACGGCCTGTCAGGAATGACCCTTTTGGATTATTTCGGCGGTCTCGTCAACGCCCCCGTGTCAGCGGAAGGCATCAGGACAATTCTTGCGCGACGTCTCCTCGACCCTATTGACAAGTTTGACGGGGTGACAAGAGAGATTGAGCTCGCCACAGCCGACCTGTACAAGTGGATTGCGACATCCCCGTACAGGGTCGGTTCGACGGGCGACAGCGACAACGGTTGGGAGCACACCTCCGCAGGCTGGACTCTCACCGATGCAGACCGCAAGTATTACCTCATGCTCGCCAATGACATCTATGAGAAGTATGACGAGCCAACAGTCGGCAAGTCCGTGATAAGGATCACCAACCACGGTATCCGTCACACCGACTTCCCCTTGTTCGGTTGTTGCGGCAGAGGAAAGAATCACCACAGCAGTTAAAAGTCATGCTCGAAGCCAAGCCCATAAATCCGCGTTTCCCACATGGTGTGCGCATCACGAGAGCGGAAGCCGCCTCTCCTTTTGACGAGACGGCAGAGCGCACATTGTATTGCGGATGCGGACGAGCCTACACCGACACAACGACCACAGGCGACAACAACGTCGATATGAACCGCAGGAAATGTTCTATCCCGGTACGTTTCGATAAATGGAAAGAACCCGTTCTTGACGGCGACACCATTACCGTTGTCAAAGGCACGTTGAAAGAGGTCGGCAGAGTGCGTGATTTCGAGCCAGACAACGACCGCACGGTCATTTATTGGGAACTTGTAAGAGTTTAAGGGTTATGGCAATCACGAGGAACACGTCACTTGAGCATCAGTTCAAGGAGTTGTTGAAAAAGAACAGCAGAAAGGTCAATAGCCAGGCTATTGCCACTGTCCGCGCCATGCTTCCGAAGTGGGCAGACCAGCTCATTCGCGATGCAAGCGGATTCAACCACGTCACGGGTAACACCATGAACGGGTTCTTCGTAGGAGCCTACATGCCTTTCAACAGCACGATGCAACTTGTCGGAGCCGCCTTCTCGAGTGACAAGGTGGAAGAACCGACCAGGCCGACGCTGAAAAAAGGCGAGATGTATGACCTTGATGTCTATTGGGGCGGCAAGCCCGTCGAAGGCAAGCCCTTTGTGGGTATCTTCGGGACGCGCAACATCTTTTCTTTCGAAGAGAGCATGCGTTTCCTCCAGAGCCACAGGCCGAGCATTTCCCCTTTGGCGTTCATTGTCGGCAACAGCGTCAACTATGCCAAGTTCATCGAAGTCCACAAGAAAGGCAACCTTATCACCAAGTTTGCCGATGACAAAAAGAGAGAAGGTTGGATTGTAACCATGCACGGTAAGTGATGTTAAGCGTTAAGGAAATATTGAAGAGCATGTACGATGCCGTTGAAGGTATTGCCGACAAGACATACCTCCAAGACAGGCCCAAAGCCACAGACGACCGTATCAACAGTTATATCGTCGTAGAGTTGCCGTCGAACCTGTCGAGCGGAGTCATCGATGCAGGAGTGAGCGACTATGACGACTACACGTCAACGTGCCGTTTCACCCTGTTCGTACGCAACCGCACAAGAGCCGGTAACATCAACGAGATAGACATCAACAAAGTCGATGCGTTAATGACGTCGCTCCTCAATATTTTCCCTGTCGCTGACGGTCATGTACAGATTACCAGTCCATCCGTTGTTCTCAGCGGAGACGACGAGAGTGGTTTCCATTATATCTTTATACAAGCAAGATTGCGAACGATTTAAACATTCAATAAACAAATTAACTATTTTTTGTTATGGCAGTAAAAATTAAAACCGATTTGAAGCTCGTCATTGACGACCTTTCCATGCTTCTTGTCCAGAAGACTCCTATCGAGGTTGGCACCGGTAACACCATTACCATCAACCCCGACTACGAGTTGCCTGTCACCGTTGACACTCTGCAGACCACTGGTGGTGAGCCTACCATCAGCCACTACAAGGTTATCGGTCTTGATGCTGACTGGACTTCGAGTTCGACCCCTGGCGAGTGGACTGTACAGTTCACCGTTCCCACCATGCACACCGACGTGTTGAAGTTCGCTTTCGGCGACGATGCCGTAGTTGACATGGGTTCTATCACCAACAGCGGTGTTGACAGCGACAACCATCTTGTCATCCCCCAGGGCAGCGGCGAAGCCTGGTCTGGCGTCAAGGTCGGTCTGACCGCCCACAAGATCACCTGTTCGCTTGTTATCGCCAACGGCGCGAAGGACAAGCTCGTCATCTTCCGCACTGTGGACTTGTACGCCCACGTGATGAAGGAAGCCAACGGCGACCCCTATTGCATCCAGTTCAACGGTACCGTTACTTCTGACGGTAGCAACGACATGATGGTTCTGACTAAGAACGCGGGGTAACTCCGAGCCAGTTATCGGTAAGCAGTACATCGCCGTCCCTGCCAACAAGTTCGAGCCGTTCCTCGCTGACAGTAAACTTCAACCGCAGTCTCACCAGTGCGGAGAAGTCTAATTTCAGAGCGACGCTCGGTGTTGGAGACTCGTCAGTCTCAGTGACATCAGAATCGTACACATTGATGAACAACCAAGTTCTTTCAATCGACAGAGGCTCGACAATGCAAGTAGGCAGTTACACCATCAGCGGAAGTGTGTTGAGTATCACGCTGCAAACGGCCAAATTCATCAAATCATTCGCTCTTGGTTAGACGATGGCTGGCTCGTAAATATGATTATGCAAGGGTGCGTGACAAGGGTAGTACCCGAAAGCGCGCCCTTTTCTCTTAACAATTCAAAATGGCAAAAATAGAACAACCGACAGACGAATACCGCAGGCTTCTTGACAATGTGATAGAGGCAGAGCCAGAAGAGTTCGAGTTTAGGGGCAAGACCCGTAAGATGGGTTGGCTTCACAAAGGCACCGTACGCAAAGTCAGCCACGTCACATCGAAAGAAAAGAGCCCGTATAAGCAGCATTGTAAAGTGTGTGCAATCATGCTCCTTAACAATGTTTGGAAGATACGAGCCTTCTACTGGCTGTTATGGCGGTGGTGGTATTACATCTCCGACCTTGATGAAGTTGACATTCTCAAAGTCCTTGATGCAGGTAAAAAAAAAGTTCAGCGGGAGGCCTTCTTGCTGAATACCATGTTACTGACCGCGATGACGGATCTGATGATGACGATGACGAAGGAAGAAGCCGAGTCTATCCAAGCCGCACATCCTGGGGCGGAGCCTTCTCGTTAGCCGAGAAATACCCCTTCCTTTTCGAGCGTCATTACGGCATCAAAGCGTATGACTACTGGTGGGGCTACAGTGCCGCACAGATAGAGCTCATGGCAGTTGACCAGCCGCTCATCGTCCGCCCGCGTGACGAGAGCAAGCCAAAGCCCCACAGCAAGAAAGAGATGGAGCGCATTGCAGAAGAGTGGGCAAAGCGCAAGGAGAGCGAAGAAAGTCTCGTCGGCAAGAAGATAAACTTAAACGATTTCTTAAATTCATAAAGCAAAGCGATGGCAGACAGTGAATTTGGTCAGTTGTGGGCGGAACTCAACTTAAAAAACGAAGTCTCTCCGCAACTCCGTCAGATTATAAACGACTTCAAACTCGTTGACCAATCCGTGCAAAGGACGAAGAAAGCCTTACAGGAGTTCAGCGAAGTAGAAATAACCAAGAACACCAACGAGATTGAGAAGAATTGGCGCTCAGTCCGTGGCGCGGTCATTGACTACAAGACCGAGATTGACAAATTAAAGGCAAAGCTCAAAGAGTTAGACAGCCTCGGCATCGGCCGAGAAGCCAATGCGTACCGAAAGTACGAAGAAGAGTTGAAAAAACTCATCAGCCTGCGCGAGCAACTTATGCGCCGCAACAGGCGAGGAGACATCATCGGCACTGACGACATTACACGATACAAGTCTGAGTTTCAAATAGTTAAGAAAGAAATAGCCAATACTGATGTACAAGCCAAGCGTCTTGTTGACACACAAAGGCAGAACATCTCGGCGGTAGAAAAGATGGTGGCGCAGTACGACAAGATGGCCACGTCCCTTGCAAGCACACGCCAGACCGCCCTTGACAGCGGTATGACGAAGATGGGCACGCAGTACCTCGAGAACACCGTTCAACGCATCAAAGCCGTTGCCGACACCTTGCGTCAAGCATTGAGCAACCCCGCTTCGCTGACCACGAACATGGTGCAGCAGATGTCCGCGCAGTTCGACCAGCTTGAGGCCAGGGCGAAGCGACAGGCCGAGAGCATACGCACCCAGATGTCTGCCCGCATGCTTTTCTCCGACAGCACGACCGCGGTAGCCACTATGGAGACTGCCGTTGAGCGCTTGCGCAACAAGCTGCGCGCCCTTAAAGAAGACAAAAAAATCACCGTTGACACCACGGAACTTGAAAGAGCGAAGAGCAACATCGAGCAATTCATTGCAAGATACAGGCAGGCACTCGCGTCGCCGAACTTCAGCAAAGGCGAAGCAAGGCGTCTTGCCGAAGAATACCGTGTTTTGACCGAAGAAGCGCGCAAAGCCGGTGTTGTCGTTGACGGTCTCGCCCAGGCGCAGAGGCGCGCCAATGCCGCAAGTTCAGCCGCAGCAGCGGCCAACATCAGGCAGACCGCGGAAGCCTTGCAGCAGACCCGTGCCGCCTTCGACCCGATTATCCAGAAGATGCAACAGTTGCAGAGTGTCACCACCCGCACAGGAGTCATCTGGGAGCAGTTCAAGACGCAGATAGCATTCACCGCCTTCTCCGTTTACGGCCTTGAGCATTTCCTCAAGAGCATCATCACTGTCGGCGGTGAGTTCGAGCGTCAGAGAGTTGCACTGCAGAACATGCTCGGCGATATGCGCGAAGCCACCGAGATTTTCGGCCAGTTGAAGAACCTTGCCCTTGAGTCTCCATTCACATTCCGCCAATTGTCCACATACACCAAGCAGTTAGCCGCCTTCTCCATCCCTTACGAAGAGTTGTACGACACAAACAGGCGCTTGTCTGATATGTCCGCAGGTCTCGGTGTTGACATGAGTCGATTGATTTTGGCCTACGGCCAGGTGCGAGCCGCCACCGTCCTGCGTGGCCAGGAGTTACGTCAGTTCACTGAGGCCGGTGTTCCTATGGTAGAGAAGTTGGCCGATTACTTCACCAAGTTAAACGGCGAGTTAGTTACCACTCGTGACATCTTCACGATGATCTCCAAGAAGCAGGTACCGTTTGAGGCCGTGCGTGCCGTTATGCAGGAGATGACCGACGAAGGCGGTATGTTCTACAACATGCAGGCGAAGATTGCCGACACGTTGAGCGGACGTTGGGGCAACTTAAAAGACGCATGGGAAATCATGCTCGGTTCACTTGCAGACAGCGAGTCGTTGATGGGTACCATTTTAAAGATTGCTGTTGAAGGTATTACATCTGTAATACGCCATTTGACAATTCTGTCTGGCATCCTTGGTGGCCTCGCAACAGGTAAGGCTCTTGCGGGGCTTGGCCTTGTTTCGTATGGAGCAATGGGCGGGGCAATGACTGGCAGCACAGACAAATATTATCTCAAAGCAAAGCAGATGCGCGCAATGGAGCTTCAACGCCTTGCCTTAACCAAAGAGCTTGACCCGATAGAGCGCAACATCCTTGCCACAAAGAACAAAATCACAGTTGCCGACCGCATCTCCATGATACGCAACGGTCAGATTGACCAGTATCAAACAGCAATTTTGATGAAGAACTCCCAATTATCAAGAGTGCAGATGATGCGCCTTGCCCTTGAGAACGGCATGACAAAAGAGGAGATTCGTCAACTCGCTATACAACAGCAACAACTTGTCACACAAACGAAAGGCGCTTTGGTTTGGGGACGGCTCAAGCAGACCATTGGCGGATTCTTTAGTGGAGTGAATTTGGCATCGCTTGGTATCACGGCTGGCATTATGGCTATCGGGGCGATTGTCGGCCATCTCGTTCAAAAATACAACGAACTGAGAGAGGCACAGAAAAAAGTAGCCGAAGAAGCGAGGACAACAAACGAAGACATATCAAAATTCCTTGCATCCAATCAGCTATCAAGCGATATGGACGCAGAAACGGCGAGACGAGCTGTTGAAAAATACGACGAAGAGCTAAAGAAGGTTTCTCCCAACTACCTTGAAATAAGGTCTAAAATTATCGGCGAACACGGAGAGAGCCCGCAAGAGCAGGCGATGGCTTACCGAGACGCCCTGCAAGACGCAATGAATGGTGCGTACCTCGAATCCGAGAGAGGCACGGCTAAAATGCTTATTGCGGAGAACGACCTCCCTGGTTGGAACGACGCGAGTGATCTGTTCAATAAAGAGGCACAGATGGCACAGCGGATGCGTGAAGCCATCAACAACCTCGCTCCTCAACGCATCATCGACCTTGCTCAGAATATGCAGAGCCTTAACTGGTGGACTAAAGAAGAAGTAAGAGAACTTGTAAATGCTGGCAAAAAAGTCGATGCTATGCGTCTTATTATGGAGGATGCCGGTACAACGAGTTTCAATGTTCTTGGTATCAGCGGCGAGGTGGGCATGGCCAATGCGGGTTATATGTCTGACAGGGCGACGCAATTTATCGAAGACATGGCCGAACGAATTAGGACGCAGTGGAGTGAATATTTCGAGAACGGGCAGTTCCAGGAAGGCAAACAAATGGCGGCGTCAGCGAAGGAGGGCATTATGCAGGCTCTCCGCAATTATGTGTCCGTTGCTGGCTACGATGAACAGGCAGGAAAGAACTTCATCCTTGCCATGTCTCAAAACCTGTTCGGCAACGCGACAGGTGCCGCAGAAATGCTTGCAGATGCCTTTGTGAAAGAATATGCCGGGCAGAAAGATGCCTTCATTAAAGCCGCAAAAGATGCGGGAGATAAGCTACCTCCAGAATACGAGAGCCAGCTTCACGCCCTCGCTAACAGCATCGCGTTTTCAAACGGAAGGTTCAGGGATTCTGTCAACTCCATCTTTGCAGACCCGATGAACCTTGTCCAGACAATTCTATTAAAGTTCAATGTTGACACAAAACTTGAGCCGTGGCAAGAGAAACTCATTGAAGATTTCGGAGATAAGTATGCTGCAACAATCAAGGCCGCTCCAGATATTCCATCTGCGCTTGAGGCAATTACAAAACTCTATAAAGAGGCAAAAGAGAAGATGCAGAGTTTTGGCGGTATCAACCTACCCATCAACCTAAATATAAAAACGCCCAGTCCGATTAAGACTGAAGGTAAATGGTGGGAAGACTTGCTGCCTTGGCAGAGACAGGCTGTTGAGCAATACAACGAGCAGGCCACGATCATGGAGAACTTCAAGAAAAATCAAGAGAAATACAATCTCAAGGAACCGAAAATGAAGGGCGAAAAATCGTCAAGAAAGACTGAACGAAAAGAGGACAAGGAATTACAGGCATGGCAGCGTCATGTCGAGTTGTACAAGAAGTTCCTTGACCAGTATCGCGAACTCACCAAGATGTACGGCGAGAAAGAAGCCCTCGACAAGTTGCAGACCTCGAAAGCCTACGAGTGGATTGTATCGTTTGCCAAAGCGCGCGGTCTTGACGTGACCGACATCGACTCGATGAACGAAGCCCTGAACAGCATCCTTAACGTCAACAAGGGCGACAAGCAGAAGCGCAGGGATGCGATGGCCAAGCGAACCGCAGACCTCGAAGCCGAAGGTTACAAGCGTGCAGGAGAGACGTTAAAGCGCCTCAACGACGAACTTAACGAGCAATTAAAGATACTCAACGACCAGTATGACGCTTATCAGAAGATTTTCCAGATTACTGGCAACCGCGAAGGTGCCATGCAACTTGCTTTTGGCGGTAACGTCACCAACGAGCGCTACGTCGATGAACTCACCGAGCAACTGCGTGATGCACTGAGGAAAGTGAATTGGTCTGGCACCATTGATCAAGCCCTTGAAATGACCAAGGAACAGGTCAATAAAACCTTTGGTGAGGAGAGTGAGGCTGCCAACCTCATCAACAAAACGAAGGAAGAGCGCAACAAGTTGGAAAAAGAGTACATCGACATCCTCGCCAATGCGCTCTCGTCCGACATGTCGCTTGAAGATAAGCGTGCCGAGGCCGTGCGTAAGTACAATGAGGAGTTGCGCAAACTCATTGAACTGCGCAACAAGGCCACTACCGAAGAAGGTAAAGCGCAGGTACAGGCTGGCATTGATGCACTCACAAATACCCACAACCGCAACATGGCGGGTTATGACACCAAGATTTTTGAGCGTGATGTTAACATCGGCGGTTTGATGAACAACTTGTCCGCCATGAGCACCTATATGCTCACCGGCATCCTTGACAGGCTCAAGATACAGCGCAGGCGTTACGAAGGCGACCGAACTGACGAAGGAATCGCAGAGTACAACCGCCTGACCGAACAAATCAACAAGATTACCGATGTTCTCACCGAGCGTGGCAGTCTTTTCAGTATGTTCAAAGAAGCATTCTCCGATGTCAACGAAGACATCACCTACGGCAAGAACGGGCGGCCGATAGTCAGCGGAGCAACCGCTGCGAGGTACGGGTTGAAAGAAGGTCAAGAGATTGACTTTGATACGGAAGCCCGCATCCGCAATATGGAAAAACTGCGCAAATTATCTGCGGCTATTGACAAAACGTCGAAGGCATTCAAGGACATCGAGACCATTCTCAAACCCGTCATCGACCTATTCGATGCACTCGGGCAAGAAGACACCATCCTCGGTCAAGGTCTGCAGGCCGGCAGCAACGCCTTGTCTGCCGCAGGTTCTACCGCAGGTGCCTTTAACAACCTCGCACAAGCCGCAGGGCCAGACAGCCCCATCGGTTCGCTGTTGAGCAAAGCAGGCCCATACGGAGCCGCAGCAGCCGCCGCGTTGAGCGTTGCTACCACCATCTTCCAACTGCACGACAAAGCCCTGCAGAAAGAAATCGAGGCGAGCGAAGCCAGGCAGAAAGAGATGGAAGACCTGACGAACAATCTTGAGAAAATACTTGAGCGATCGTTAGGTGGGATCTATACTGCAGGTATGGACGAAAACATGAGGAAGCGATATGAGAGCGCCACCCTGTCGCAACGAGGATTCACAGAAGAGAACATGTACCGCTTTGGCGGAATCTCTGGTATTCTTTCTGCATTAAGAGAAGCATCGGCTTATTCAAAAGAGACGCTTGCGGCGATGAAAGAAGCGCTGGAATCCGACTCCTTCTACGACGCCAACTATGCGGCTTTGCTTGCACAGCGTGACGAGATGCAGAAACAGCTTGAACTCGAGCGCAAGAAAAAGAAGAAAGACGACAGCGCAATCTCCGACCTTGAGCAACAACTTATTGAGATGGAAGACACGCTCAAGTACTATGCAATAGACATGGCCAAGCAAATCTACGACATTGACATCAAGTCGTGGGCCAACGAGCTTGCAGAGACCATTATTGACGCATGGGCCAAGGGAGAAGATGCCGTAGAGGCGTACAAGAACAAGGTTAAGGAAATGATGCGAAGTCTTGCTGTGAATATCGTGGCGCAGAAGGTTATGGAGCCGTTGTTAAAGCCCGTTGAAGATTTCATCACCAACGAGATGAACAACAAAAACGGCATGCTTGACGAAAACTCCATTATCAGCATCGCCAACATCTTGATGCAGCAGACCGACGAAGGTGTGCGCGTCATCACCGGCATCCTTGACAGGCTCAAAGCCGCAGGTTGGGATTTGAGTGACGCAGAAGACAACGCCAGCACACTGGGCAAAGGCATCGCAAGCATCACCGAAGACACTGCAGACCTGTTGGCAAGTTACATCAACGCCATCCGTGCCGATGTAGCAGCCATGCGAGCCCTTGAAGAGCGGGTCATCGAGGGCGGGTTTACAGAGATCAACTCAAACCTCACCCTACAGTTGACCGAGTTACGCAATATCAGCACGTTTGCAGAGCGCAACGCCCTTGCCGCCGAGCGGATACTTGACCTTTTCAACAGCGTCACGACCGTCGGCAGTAACGGAAGAAAAGTCAGGGTTTAATCGCTTTGTTTTAATCATAATCATTGGGGCGGCGCAAAACCGCCTCATTTTTTATGCAAATTTTCTATATTTATACCATTTTATTGTATATCTTTGCGTAATAAACAATAACTATGGCAATAGAGAAGGTGTACATACAGAAAGAGGCGGTTATTAGGGATAGAGTTTCTCCCGTATATGACCCATCGACTCCCGCGACAAGCAACCGAGCCTGGGGCGAGATATACACCAACAGCATACCATTCACAATGTTCGGCGATGTCAAAGACTTGTATAGCAACGATTGGCATGACGAGCACGGCATAGAAGAATACGCCGATGAAGTCCACGGCTTGTACCGCAAGCATTACGACATGGATGTCAAGTGGATATACAAAGGCGACAAATATAGCGCCAATTCCCATATCAAAGGGTTCCTTGACTACTTGTCAGGGAGAGACGGTCTCGGCGTGTGGTTCAAGATTTACTGCACATGGACGAGAATCGGGCGCCAACACGTCCGCCTCCTTAAAGTTGACCCGAGTGCAGAGCTCGTGCGCAACGGAGGCGGCGATGTTATTGTTTTCAAAACGACTCTTAGGGTATGTGACCCTGTCACCGACATAACACTGGCGATATAATGGTTGATATAACGATATACAGCAAGAACGGCACCGAGAAGGCCGTTGTGAAGACCCTCGAATACGACGGGACTTTCATGGGCGACCGTTATGTCACCGTTTCTGTCAGTTCGCCTACCGTAATAGACTGGGCTATTGGCGACTATCTGGAATACCGTGGCGAGCGGTGGTCATTATGGCTATTGCCCGCCACGAGTAAGGTGGCGCGAGTAAGCACTTACGGCGGTGCTATCGAATACAAAGACATCCGTTTCAGTCCAACGGAAGAAGAATTGAGGCGCTGTTCATTTCTTGATGTCGTCCTTCAAGACAACGAAATCCACTACACCAGTCTGCCTAATTTCTCCTTCTATTGTGCCACGGCGAAAGACCTCGCCGACCGCATCCAGGCGAACCTCGACAGGTTGTATCCCGGTCAGTGGACTATCATCGCCAATCCAGCCGCGTCGATTACCGACCAATCGCTGACCTTCTCAAACAACAGTTGTTGGGAGGCCCTTGCTGTAGCCAACACCACATTGGGCTTGAACTTTATCATCGACAGCGTCAATCGGCAAATCACCATTGGTGGTGAAGGAGCGTTTATCGAGACCCAAATGGAGTACGGTTTCGGCAAGGGTCTAAAGAGCGTTGAGCGCACCATTGACGACAACCAGCAAGTCATCAACCGCTTGTATGCCTATGGGAACACGAGAAACCTGCCTTATCGTTTTTACAATAAACGTTATCCAGAAGGCTCGTCGGTTTTTGACATGGTGCAATCCATGTACCTTCCCAACCTTATGCTCCCCGGTATTTGTCGCGGTTGGAGAACCGCTGACGCAGTCAATTATCTCGACGATAACGGATGCGTCTATAAAGACTACGGAGCCGAAGGCCAAGAGCTCACCTACGACCAGTCCATCCATTGGTACAAAAACCCAGACGGAAGCGATTACGAAGGCACCATTTACACATTGTGGAAGCATTACTCGTTAAGCGAAGACAGAGCGATGTACTATTGCGACCGCGTATGGATCGAGAGCAACGACAGTGTCAAGAAATGCGGAGTCCAAGAAGGTGTTAAATTCTTCGACGGGAGTGACGACCTTGTTGACGACATCTACCCATCCATCACAGGTTTCAGCTCCACCGAAGCCCTTGCGGAAGCATTAGGCGACGAAGAAGCCGCTGCGCAAAACCTCACTTACGAGCAAGGTGTACTTGATGAAATCCTTTCAGCTACCGTCGATTCGTGGGACGGCATCATTCCAGAAGAGCAAGAGACAACGCCAACGTTCTATATCCGCATCAAGAACATCGGTTTTGACTTGAGCGACGCAGAGCTTGATGCCAGCGGCGACACGCCGAGGTTGTCGATGAAAAGCGGCATGTGTACAGGCCGAGAGTTCAACATCCTTGAGTGTAAGAAGCAAGTGTCGGTTAACGGTTCATGGCGAGACTACGACCCTAATAATCCCGTTTCGGGCCCTTGGTCTTATTCGCTCAAATGCGAAGTTGCTGCAGACGACAGCATCGGCCAATACTTTCCCAACGACAATTTCAGGTTATCATCCGGTGACAGGTTCGTCATTCTTGGCATCAAGATGCCCGATGTATATGTAGATGTCGCAGAGAACAGGTTGTTAAAAGCCGCCATTGTCTGGTTGAGCGAGAACGACAAGACAGGATATAACTACTCCCCTGCCATCAACAACATCTACATGGCAGAGAACCCCGAGACATCCGCCTTGCTCAAAGAAGGCAACGTATTGCATATCTACGACGAAGACCTTGACATTGACGTAGAGATGACCATCTCTCAGTTCAAGATCAAGAACGACAAGCAGATTCCCGAGTACGAAGTCACGTTGAGCAACGACAAAGAGGCCGACCTTGTGCAGCGTGTCACCGCCCAGGTACACCAGTCTTATACGCAGTTTATCGGCGGAAAAGGCGAAGGCGGAAGCAGTATCTACCTTATTGGTACGAACAGCGGTGCTTCACCTACTGACAACAACGCTTTTTCGGCAAGACGTTCACTGCGTATGTTTCTGCGTAAAGATGTTAACGACACCGCCGCAGGAAAGATAACATTCGAAGGGGGCACCGACACAAAAGAAAGTGCCGATTTCTCCGACGAAAGAGGTTTCCTCAGCGGCTGGTTAGGCTATGGTGCCAGAATCAGTGGAAGCGGAACGGCTGAATTTGAGTCCGTCGATGTTCGTGGCGCCTTGCGTGCCGCCGAGCTCGTGTTTAACCAAATCAGGGCAGAGGACGGCGAGAGCATCCGTTCTATCGGTTATGGAGAGATACTTACAGTGACACCCGACGTTGGAGCCAGGGGCCAGATACTCAACACCGGCACCGCGACATTAAAACTTGACGGTAACGAATGGGCGACCATAGACACCGAAGATATTTGCCGAGGGTTATATAACACCATCGCCAAAGACTACGACAACAGCAACGGCGACACCGTTGACGCCAACGGATTCCGTGGCAAAGCAGGTTTTTTCTCGAGTTATTTCGAGATCACATCCGTGACAAGTTCAAAAGGTTCTTGCGAATTTACCTATCAGTTGCAAGAATCGAATGGCGTTGCCACTTGTGAGCATCCCTGCCCTTTGATGAAATTCGTTGCATACGGAAACTTCAACAGGGGGAATCTGGAAAGCAAGAAAAAGCGCCAAAGTTGCATCTACACCACCGCTGTCGGTATATCGCCAAGGAAACTTTTCCTTGCAGGAGTGAAGACATTCGACATAAAGCCGCAGTACATCAAGATAGCCGAAGGCAATATAGAAGGTGTTGTTGTCTTAGAAGATAACAACGGCACGCCCGTGCAGAAAACTCTTCACGGTGATGCAGGTTTCTTCTGCGAGGACAACATCTACCTCGGCGGCATCATCGACCAGTTTACCGCCGCCGCATGGGATATCATCAACCAGAGTGGCAACCGCTCCGCATACATAGATTCCAATATTGACCAAATCGTTGTTGACTGCGACAGTGACGGGTATGTAACCGACGACGCGTTATTCAACATCAACGCAAGGCTTGCTCTCGGCAACGCCACACTCGCTATAACAACGAGCATTTTCAGATACAACGGAGTAACCGACAACACCGACCACGACGAAGTATCGTATGTCACCAAGCAATACTCATGGCAAAGGGGTGAGTTTTTGCAGTCAGGAGTGATTGAAGCCACGCTTGAAGGAGATGACCAAGACGGAAACACCTGGGTTGGCCGCAAGAGTATCTCCGTAATTTCCAACAGGAAAGGCGAGAGCGTCCCAGGCAGTAGCGGTCGTGGCATCCAATCCATAGCATCGTACTACCTCATCACTTCGTATGCGAGCGGTGTCACAAACACAAACGGTGCCTGGGGAAATTGGAGCAATGTTTATTCCATGCCGACGGCTGCAAAGCCTTACCTTTGGAAATACACGCTGTACTCATATACCGACAACACCACCTACAAGACCGATGCAGAACTGGTTTACACCTTCACGAACGAAGTCAACGAAAACCTGTTAGACGATACAGCGTTCCTCGACTTAGAAGTGTCTGATGCTTGGGATTTGAAAGGCGAGTATCGGTTGCCGTCTGGTGTGACCATTGACGACTTGCCCCCGTTGACCCACGATGTCTCAACCATTGACGGTTATATGGGTCATAAGGCATTCCGACTTGAGTTTGCGGGATACCAAGGCAACCCCGTTACCATTGATGGAACAGAATACAAAGGAGAAAACGGGTATATCGAATACCTACGGCAGCCGATCTACGCAGTCAATGGCAAGACAAAAAAGACCGAGGCTGGTTCTTGGTACACCCTTTCCTTCTGGTTGTACGGAGTTATTGACAACACAAACTACAACCACAGCAGTAAGGCGTATTACGTTGATTTATTGTTGCCTACAACCATTGCGGTAAGAGGTGAGACAATCGTTGATGGTGTTAAAACGAGCAACACAACGATACACTTCTCGCCCACCCAGACTTGGACAAGGCACACCGTCACGTTCAAGACCCCGGCGACTATCAGCGCAGACCAATACATCCAGTTCCAGGCTTACGATAGGTTCTACACGCAAGACACAAGGTTATGTATGCCAAAATTAGAGAAAGGCATCATTGCTACCGATTATGCAAACGGAATGGTCAGCCACGAGCCTATTGTAAGAACCACTATTTGGGAAGAGAACAAAGAATACTTCCGTGGTGCGAGCGGAGAAAACTACATCGACATTGTAAATTATGGCGGCAAGTGGTTCCAGTGCAGGCAGAGCCACATATCGACTACCGGGAATGCACCGACCATTGGAAGTCAAAACGAATATTGGAGGCAAGCAAGCAACTTCGACTTCCTTTCGACTGGTGTATTGCTCGCACAAGAGGGATACATCAACAACCTTGTTGCAACAATTCTTAGAACAGGTTCGTATCCCAATCCGCATGTTGAATTAGAAAGCGGGAGGGTTGCGTTCTATGGCGCTTTGGATACTCCTTCAATAGAAATAGTCACAGACACCAACGGTAATGCCCACTTCCGCTTCTATCACTCCGACGGGTCTTTTGCTTACGACCTCGGCCCCGAGACGATTACGCAAAATGTTGACACGGTTGATGACAAATTCTTCCCGACGCAGCATATTGCGACGACAAGTAACTCGACCATATTTGACTTCATCCTCATCAGTAATTCTTATGTTGACGAGCCCATACGAAATCCTAATATGCTCAGAGCACCAAGCCCTCAGCTTGGCGGCAAAAGCATAACAAGTTTACCCAACGGCAGTTGTGATACTTTGTATAAGTTTGTTGAAGGTTATGTCACTGTCGGTGATCACAAAGAATATAACGTGTCAGGTTCTTCTACGCCATCAGCGTTCCACTTAAAATTCTTCACGCAGCAATCGGCAAGTATTTCCAATTACGCAACAGGGTGGTATGCAAGGCAAATTATCACCCATGCAGGAACGGCTTCTGACGGCACAAATGTCCGTGGTATCGTGTTTGATTACTACATATCAGGAGGAATCACAAAAACCGTGACCGTATATTTCAAGGAAAGTGACGCTTTTAACGGGCGCGACCGTTGCTACAATACGTCCGAAATCAGCTACAACACCCAGTATTATACGAACGTGTTAGACTGCGTACAATCATTAGCAACCCAATAAACAAATATAACTATGCAAACTACGAATTGTTGCAATAACGGAAACAGTGCGAGTGGTAATGCCACGGTAATCAAGCACGTCTATGGCAATGAAATAACAATGATTATCCCGTTGACAAGAAGGCACGTCGAGCTTCGTAGCGGCACCTCTATCGTTTCTGACGATTCTCAACTTCCAAAACTCGAGAAAGCCGTTGTCAGATTCAGCAAGGGAGCAATCAAATTAGACTTTGATGCGCACATAGAATCGAACGCAGTAATGGTAAGAGACAAAGGCACCATACCCATTGGCACATATTCTATTACCGTCTTGTGCGAAGATTATGACGGAAGGCCTATGCGGTTCAAGCAAAGCACCGTCCTTGACGTAGTCGATACCACAGACGAAGGCGGTATGTATGACACCGATGAGTTCGACGTTATCGCATACTACCCGATTATCAACGGCCGATCCAGTGCCGTCATCATTGGCAGCGACGATGTAACAATCACCGAAGGCAAGAACTTTGGCAGTGATGACACACCTTATGACGAATATGCCGACATCAATGCAATAATTGGTGACGGTCAAGCCCAAGTTACCGACAACGAAGTAATCCTAACGATTTAATAATATATAATGCAATATGGCTAAAAAAAGGTTTAGAATAAAAGACAGGTCCGGCAACGTTGTGGATTACGATGTAGCCGCAAGTTCCGTGACCCTCAATGATGGCGTTGATGTCGAGCAAAAGATAGCCGACATTGATGAAGAAGTCACTGACCTTAGTGAAACACGTTACAGAAAACCTGTCAACGGGGTTCCAAGGACAGACCTTGACAACGATGTTAACAGTTCGCTCGACAAAGCAGATTCCGCTATTCAAGGTTTAATTGTCAACAACGAAGAAGTCGTTCCTGATAGCACGGCCAAGAAAGTCCGAATCAGCATCCCGACGCAAGTGCAATCAGATTGGAACGAATCAAGCCAATCAAGCCCTGCGTTTATCAAAAATAAGCCAACTGTTGTCTCCAATGTGTTCTACGAGCCATCAACTGGCAAGATCTGGGTATCGACGGGTAGTAGAGTTACCGAGTTGATTGACATCAACACTTTTTTCAACAGCATCTCGTACAACTCAAGCAACAACATCATAAGTTTCCTGAACAAACGAGGTGTCGTTGTCGCTACGCTTGATGCTTCATCTTTTGTTGTTGACAAATTCGTTGAGAACGTCACCTTGGACAGTTCGACCAACGAGTTGGTCATCACGTTCAACACCGCATCCGGGAAGAGTCCCATCCGTGTCCCGCTCGGTTCTATCTCGGGCCAAGGCACCGTTCAGAGTGTCAAGATGAACGGAGGCACGCCGATTCAGCCCGTCAACGGTGTTATCGACTTGGGTACCGTCATCACCGAGCACCAGTCGCTTGCTAACTACCCGACTAAGAGCGAAATGGACACAGCAATTCAGCAAGCATCGCAAGGGGAAACGGTTGTGACCTCAGTTGATGATGTGGTAATCATTGACGGGTTTAACAGCAACACCGTTCTTGCCGCACCGAGTGCAAGGGCAATCAAGGAGTTGTACCTCAACTTGCAAGCCTTGCGAAATGCTTTGGCTGGTATTGCGTTTACAAGCGGCCTTCCTGCTTGGCAGACCGTTCCACAAGTCACCTACTCGATGGACTACACTGGCCTGACCAATTTCGCAGAGCCTCAGGCCACATCATGGGTCGAAGGTAGCGAGGTGACGGTAGTGCTGAGAGCCGCAAGCGGCTATGTTCTTAATTCAAATGTAGCATCAGCCATGACAGTGACCGAAATGGAAGATAATGCTCTTACGTTGTCGCAGAACCCGACATTTGATTCCACTGGAGGCACTATCTCATTCAAGATTGCGCACATTGACCGCAACTTCAAGGTGACAGCATCTGCCGCACAAGCATTGGCTGTTACAATGAAGGCTAATAGCAATTTGAACTTGTCCAATGAAGGTGTGACAAGCGGTGAAACATTCAGCGCAACCATTACACCTGCCAACGGATACAAGTTGCCTACCACGATTGACGGGAACAATGTAAGCGGTTCTCATGGAACGGTCACTTACACACGCACATCAAACACTCAAGGAACTATCACCATTGCCAACGTGACAAGCGCACTCACCATCAATGCGGATGCCGTTGCATTGGATACATACAGCGTAACCATTGATGACAACAATACTGGCAAGGTCAGCGGAAGTAACAACAATGCGCCAATCGAGGGCCAGCCTTGGTCAACGGAAATCAGTCTGAATAGTTCTGCATCTGAAGACGATTCAATTACTGGGATAACGGCTACTATGGAAGGCAGTGGCGGTCAAATCGTTGTCAGTGGCAATACCGTAAGCACCAATTCAGTTACGGGCAACATCACCATTACGGTGACGGTTGCGACTGTATCAAGACATACAATCATCCTGCCGACGAATGAGCACGTCGTTGTCAAGGCGAGCGATAATAGCACAGTTCTCAAGGCGGCTGACAATACTGCACCAACCAACCCGAAGGTAACCGAAGGGGAACCTTTTAGCTGCTACATCAGCGCGGAGGAGGTTGAACAGAAGATTATCGGGTATAATTCTCCCTATACGAGTTATGAATTGTCCAATGTGAGAATCACAATGTGGTCGCAAGACGTGACAGAAACATCTCTTGACAGGAGTTCGGGGAAGATAACCATCAATGCAGTGGCTGGAGCAGTTGCTATCACGACGGACTCAATAGCCTTCGACGAGGGCTTGTCGATTGGCTCGAATGGTGATTTTGAGAAACAAGATGTCGCTTATTATGCTGATAATAACAACCTCGACCACTGCTGCACCAAGGATTACATCCCTATTCCGAGCGATAAGGGCATCACAAAAATCATAGCTGGGGCAGGTGGTAAGTATGGCGTTAGAGCCAACTTCCTTCCATATATTGCATTCTACAAATACGACAATGGGTCATATGAGTTTATTTCAAGTGTTTGTATTGGCAAAAAGTCGTCAGGTACACCGAGTTGGTTCATGGGTGCGGCTGTCCCGATAACAAAAAACGAGGAGCAGGTGTATCCAACGCATTTCAGGATAGGTTTCAAAACCGATATTGACCAAAGCGACACGGTTACCATTGGAGGCACTACCACAGGTAAACGCGTTAATAGCCTTAGGAAAAAACGATTTGTCATAGGGCTGGACGCACAAGACAACGTCACCTACTTGTATAGGGGGATTGGTTATGATGGAAGATATGAAGATAGAGAAGGCGGATACGGAATAAGCTGGTGCACTGCACTGAATGCGAGTAACACCAGCGTCCAGGATGAGTACATGAGCGGCTGCGTTACCAAGTTAATCTCTGTAGGAGGTGCATCTACGCTTGATTGCGTATTAGGCAAATTACAGCCTTATAGCAAAAACTACTCCAATATTCTGTTTTTTGACCAAAATGAAAACTTTATAAGTGGCGTAAAAACGTCAGACACATCTGATACATCGTCGCTTACGGAAAAAGCCGTTACTGTTCCATCAAATGCCGCATATTTCAGGCTAACCACAGCCAACCCAGACGAGGCGTATGTCAAGAACCATGATAATGGTGAGTATCTTTATAAGGGTATTTATGTAACGGATAATTAAATAACATGGCACGAAAGGAGATAAATATCGAGCAAAGCGCAAGCCAAGTTGCAGGCCAGTCCAACGAGAACATGGCTGAGCTTGCCGCATCACGCAATGTCAATCAATCTGAGTTGACGGAAATCAGCGAAGATATGACTGCAACGGATTTTGTTGATGCTTTGAACGGGAACTTTGAGGCGTTGTACGACGGTGCTGGCAGCAGTCAAGGCGACGATAATTACGAAGTGTTTTTCTACCGCTTACAAGGCTCAGGAGAGCACTCAATAGACTTAAGGCAGGGTGACAAGGTGACTGCGTATGGTGAACCGAGAACCAACCAATCCAACAACAACCAAGTAAGGCTATGGTCTTATTTTGCTATGTCCACAGTAAAAGTCGGTGACACCTTCTTGTTCAAAGGGGATAAAAATTACAAGAGTGGTGCTGACGCAAGAGTAATAACAGATAAATCACTTTCCTATCAAGGTGTTACCGTGACTTTGGAAAATGATTATTCGACAATAACAACGCAATCAGGAATGTTTATCATCAAGGTTGAGCGGCCTGTCAACGGAAGCATACCAGACTACAACCCTTTGTACGGGAAGAGGTGGCTTGCGATAGGCGACTCTATCACAACCGAGCAAAGTAGTTATTCTGATGTGTCCTACGTCTCTATTATCGCCGATAAACTGCACATGAGAGTGGAGAGTACGGCTATTGGCGGGACGCGTGTTAACTACCACTTCAACTATCTCGGTAGTGAGTTTAAGAGTGTATGGGGTGATTATGACATCATAACAGTGTTGCTTGGAACAAACGACTTTTATTTGATGTCAAATTCGCTCAAAGGTTACACTTGTGTAAATTCTGACGACTATCCACAAGACGGGATCAACACATCTCTTGACGGTGGCACCTCTCCTTCTGCAACACCATCTACCCCGAGCATGCCCACGAGGTATCAGTTGCTGGCGGAGAAACTGAAGTCGTTGTGGCCTAACGCAGTGATTGTGTTTATTTCGGTAATCAAGCGATGGGGGGATGGCCGAATAATTGATTATACAAATGCCGTTTCATCTATGCGTAATGTGTGTGCGCATTGCAACATCCATTTTGTGAATTTGTACGACGCAATCAGCCCATACACACTGGATGAAAGGGAAAAATATTTCATCAAAGCAGATGGTTCAGACGGCACGCACCCAAACAGGCTGGCGCATGAGCTTTTCCTTGCACCAAGGATACAAAAAGTAATGCTTGACGCGGCAATGGCGCATAAGTCAGGCCAAGGGAAAATCATAACCTATATCGGGAATGGCGGCGTATCATCTGTTGACATGACATCCAGCACCATTACAATCGGTGTGCTTGGGATAAATCTTTCCGATAAAATCATCGTTGCCGTCAGTAATAGCTCATTCAGTGTGCCAGAAACAAACGCATCGAATCACGCAACCGAACTAATCTCAAACGGATGGAGTGAACTTGTCATCACGCATGACGGAGAAGACACATCCGCTGTCATCACGTTCACAAGCGGCAGCGTGACAAAAGAACTGACGGTTAATTATACAGCATCATGACCCTTGACAAGAAATACCACTTCCTCGCAGGGTTTGTAGCCGCATTAATTGTCGGCTGGCCCTGCTTGGCAAGCGGCTTGTTCGCAGGTCTTTGGGGATGCCTTGCAGGTGTTGTCGCAGGCATCGTCAAGGAGTGGTGCGACAAGGTTTATACTGGGTCTTGGGATTTGAAGGACTTGGGTTATACCTGCATTGGGGTTTGCTTGGCGATGGTATTCATCGTAGTAATACATTTAATCTTTTGAAAGGAGGTGACGTATGACTATCGACTACGAAGGATTGAAGACGATGGCGCTGCTTGTGGGAGTGGCGGCGATAGCGGTTGTTATCGCTATCATGCTGGATTTGGCGAGCGGGCTAAGAAAGGCCACCTTGATGGGCAATGCGAGGACATCGTATGCCTACGAGCGCACGACAACTAAGTTGATGCGCAACGGCTCGGTTGTGCTCATTATGGCTATGATTGACGTGATGTTGTTCTTTGGCCACTTGTGGGAAATCATCGGTCTGGACGTATTGAACCATGTTCCCGTTGTAACGTTCATCGCAAGTGCATGGATGTGCTTTGTTCAGGCGGTTTCCATCCGTGAGAAGGCCGAGGATAAGGCCGAACGCAAAAGCGCCGAGACGCTAAAACAGTTAGCCGAGGTGATGACCACGGAGCAGTTGCAAGCGTTATTGAGCAAGGTGCAGGGCAAAGCCAACGAGAGCGGCGATGTGTAACCTTACAAGCTAACCTTACAAGTCTTGTAAGGTTTCCAATGTTTAAAGAATTGGAAAGAACTGGAAAGAAAAAGCCACCCCAAAGGATGGCTAAGTGTCAAAATCATTGATCATGACGAAAGTTCTTTTAAGCAACACAAAGGTAATGAAAAAAGTTGAAACGACAATGACAAGGATAGAAAAATACGGAATATTCTGCCGATCGTGGGAAGGCGGCTGGTCGAACCATCCCAACGACAAGGGCGGTGCCACAATGCGGGGTGTGACTTATACCACGTTCTGCGCTTTCCGCAAGGCCAAAGGGCTGAAACAACCGACCCTGCTCGACCTCAAGAACATCAGCGATGCAGAGTGGAACAGCATCCTGCGCTGGCACACCTGGGATAAGTTGAAGCTGGACGAAATCCAAGACGAGTGGGTGGCCTTCTTGATTGCTGACTGCTGTTGGATGAGTGGTGCTGGATACATCAAGCGCATCCAGAAGTCGCTCGGCTTGAAGGATGACGGCATCATCGGTGCTAAGTCACTTGCGAAAATCAACTCGCTTGACGGGTCAATCCTGTTCAGTGCGTTATGGAATCAACGGCGGGCATTCTACATGACCATCGGTAAGGGCAAGAACAGCGTCTTTTTGAAAGGGTGGTTGCGCAGGTTGGAATGCGTGCGTCACGGCTACCTGCTTTGTAATGGAGGCAAGTACTTGAAATAGTTACATCAATGTAACTTTGTATGGAAGATAGAAACCAGCATAGGGCGATACTTGGCGGCGGGTGCATCGCATTGATATTGGCGGTGACGCTATTCCTTGTGTCGCTATTGTGCGCAATACTTGACAAGATATGAAATTCAACAAGACACATCTGTTCGTTTTCCTCGCAGGGGTCGTTCTCGGCCTTTGTACGGGCTTTTTCTCCGCAAAGGCTATCTACGATAAGCCAGTCATTGAAAACGTCACACGGGACACCGTGACGCTTCATGATACCATTCCAGACATCGCACCGACACCGAAGGACAGCGTTAGGCTGAAGTATGTGACGCGATGGCTTCCCAGGGCGGTGCATGACACCATCGATCATTTTGTTGAGGCCAGCAAAATGATGCACGACACCGTAGCGGTGCAGGTTCCCATCACAAGCAAACACTACGGGAGCAAGGACTATGACGCATGGGTGAGCGGGTTTGAGCCGAGCCTTGACAGCATCAAGGTGTACAAGGAGACCCAGGTCATCACCGAGACGATAACGAGAACCGTCAAGGATAACAAGCATTTCTTCCTCGATGCAGGTGCCGGCTGCGAATACAAATTCGACAGCAAGACAGTGGCGCCCTTTGCCGAAGTCGGTGCGAAGATCAAGTTCGGCCGTTTCGGTATCGGCGCATACGGGGGTTATTCACACGACACTAAAGAGAACAAGGGCCTTCCCTACGGAAAGGCAAAAATAACATACGACATCATCAGTTTTTAATACCAATGGAGGCATATAAAGTACTCTATCTTGTCCGCGACCTGGCCAAAAGCATGTCAAACATTGGAGTAAAGATGGAGGATTACAAGTACATCGGCTTGTGCCAAGAATACAACGAGTTAGTAGCAAGAGGAGAAAAGAAAGAATACGCGAGAGCTATATTGTCGAAGGAATACAGTGTTAGTGAAAGCACTGTATTTCGCATTCTTAGCAGGATGAACAAGCCCGTTAAAACTTGAACCGCTAAACCGTCGGGAATATTTGTCTGCCCATCCCGTCGGCAGTAATTTTGGTTTGTCAAATTTGCGCAACGATGACACCTAAAATTACACACAAACACTTAAATCTAACTACTAATGGCAGACACAAAAGTTTTCTCATTTCCCGAAAACGGGAATAACAACAGTATCCCCTTCTCAATCCCCATCGGCGGTAACGGTTTCGGTTTCGGCAACGGGATGAACGGCATCGCTGATCTGTTCGGCTTGGCTATCATCGCTTCGATGTTCGGCTGGGGCAACGGTGGATTCGGAGGCTTCGGCGGATGGGGCGGCAACGCTGGCGGCGCAGGCTTCCTGAGCAACCAGCTCAACAACGACAGCGGCCGCGAGCTGATCATGAACGCCGTCACCTCGCAGGGTGAGGCCAACCGCACGGCAGTCCAAACCCTTTCCACGATGTTGGGCCAGGACTTCAACCTCGTGAACGCCGGTATTCAGAGCGCACAGAACACGCTCAACCAGATTGCCAACGCACAGGGCATGTCAACCTTGCAGATGATCAATGCTGTACAGTCTGGTGACGCCAACCTTGCAAGCACCATTCAAAAGTGCTGCTGCGACAACCAGCTTGCTATCTGTCAGCAGACCAACGCCTTGCAGAACGGCATCAACGGTGTAGGCCAGCAGGTAGCAGCCAAGGCTGCAGCAGACCAGTTGGCTATGTGTCAGCAGACGTACAACCTCACCGACACCTTCAACCGCGGCTACCTGGCACTCGACAACAAGCTGGATGCTATGGAGAGCAGCCGCAAGGACCGTGAGATTACCGCACTGACGGCGCAGGTGGCAAAGCTCGAGTCACAGAACTTCACCGCAGGCATCGTTCAGCAAGCCGTTGCACCCATCAACGCACAACTCAACGGACTTGCCCGCGAGGTTGATGACATCAAGTGCAAGATGCCGAACACTGTCCCCGTGCAGTACCCCAATATCACCGCAGTGAACACCACTCCATATATGGGTGGCTACAATGGCTACGGCTTCTTTGGTGGTAATGGGTTCGGTGGTAACATCGTGTTCTAAAGCAGCTTCAAGGAGGAAAGGTTATGGGAGGTTGCTTTAATATCACCACCAATGCGGGTGGCATCCCATATCTGAATGTCACCAATGTTACCGTAGGAACGGACAGCGTTGACCTTGCACTTGGTTTCCGCAGGATTCAGCCGGTAGGCTATCTCACGATTCGCCTTGCCACGCCGATTCCCGCAGACGCCACCACGACGTTGCCTGTGACCATCACGCTCAACGGCACTACGAGGAATCTCACGCTGTTCAACGGCACTCAGGTAACAGTGGCAGACCTCATTGGAGGTACTGGCGTCGTTACCGTGTTCAACGACCGTTTTAATGGTATTCTTCAGTTGCTGTCACAAGCAGTGACTGCTTAAATTAATCAATAAACATTAAATACAAATTACCATGTTTCAGAATCTTAGACAAGGCAACACACTTTATGTAATCGACAAGTCAGGTGTTCCTTCGCTGAAAATAGGGCAAGTGATAAGCGTCGGCAACCCCTCACCAGTGTACAACACAACAACGCCAATAACGATGGGTCTGCAGACGAAGACCGAAGTGCTTGTCAGGGCGAAGGTCGATGACAAGGAAGGCGACTTTCCCCACCTGCCGTCCGACCAGAACGTCCACGACTACGGCAATATGATCATCACCGACAGCCGTGAGGCGGCGTTGAGCGAGATTGACGCGCTCAAGCAGTTTTCGCAGAACGTCATCGACAGCGTTCCTTTGCACGAGAAGACCGTTCTCGCCTGTGACGATATAGCCAAATCGCTTAATCCAAGCTATGCGAAGGAGAAAGAGCGTGACGAGGCCATCGGTAAGCTCAACAACCGCATGGATAACATCGAGGGAAGCCTCGGCAAGATTTTGAAACTATTAAACGACAAATAAAACAGACATCATGGGATACATTTTAGAGTTCAGAGACGAGATGGAGAAAGAAGAGCTGATGCAGAAACTGCACACAGCGAAGAAAGCCGTATGTGAAGCCATGGAAGCCATGGAAGATGCCGACGGTATGCAGGAGCGTGGCCGCTACCGCGGTAACTACCGCGACCGCATGGAGACCCGCAGGGGCATGCGTATGCGCGACGACATGGACGACATGGAGTACCGCAACGGACGCTACGGCTATTAATACGACATTTTAATCGGGCGGTGGCAAAAACTACCGCCCTTTTCACTTAAATCTCAATACTATGCAATACTACATCAGTGAAGGAGAGGCCCAGTACATGGATGCCAACCAGGGCCACTTCAGCAATGCTCTGGCCCAGTGGGCCATATCACGAATGAGGGTGCGTGACGCCGGAGGGAACCTTGTCAAGATCAACTCCATCCCATTTGAAGAGGTAGAGAAGACTTTGCAGGATTACGGCATCGGCATAAAGGAAGAGAGCGTTTATGACGCTTGGTACCTTTACAACATGTGCCTTGCCGACTACCGCCGTTCACTCCCCGAGCGCAATGACATCGCGATGTACATCGACGAGACCATCAACGACCCAGACTGTGACCCGACGGCTGTTTTGGCCTGTTTCCGTGCCAAAATGGACACTATGCGTGTGCCTATACATTGGGAGCGCTATCTATGAAGAAGCACTATATCGACATCGTCGGCAGGTGGGCATTCATCTTCGCCTATGACATCGAAGAGAACAACCTCGGAGAAGTCGGCGACTGGCTTGAAGCTTTAGGCGCTTCAAGGAGAGACATCATCCGTTCTCAGCGCGTATTATCTGGCCTTAATACAGGATTTACGTTCAGCAGCGACAGCCTGCGGATGAGCGTGATGTGTATAAGCAACGCCACGGACGTAGAACAATGGTGGGACACGCTCGACCACGAGATAGACCACTTACAGTACACCATCATGCAATACTACGACGTAGAACCAGGGACAGAAGAAGCCGCATACCTTCAAGGGTACATCATGCGCGGTATCGTCAAGGCTCTGCTTTCTGACGGAGTAATGTTCTAATAACTTTCTCGTTGGCCTTGTCAACAGGTTTCCACGACTTCTTGATATAGATGTCTGTGACAGCCGTTGCGGGGTCAACGTGGTTTAAGGCCAGGTGCACCGTCCACTTGTCTATGCCGCAGTCGTTGACCGCTATCGTCGCCCACGAGTGCCGCGCCGCATAGAACGTCAGTTCAGGTTCCCCTATCCTCTTCCCTACAATATCCAGTCCTTTGTTGATCGCAGCATTGAACGTACCTTTGTCGGCATACATTCGCCAAAAGCGGAACACATGACCACTCCCTTTTTTGTCACGGTATTTTTCAAAAAGTGACATAGCCACTTTCGGCACCTTTACGCTCATTAACGCATTGTCGCTGCGCCTGTTACGCGTCTTCTGCCGTTCGTATATTATCCTTCCGTCTTTATATTCGCTGCACGAAAACAGGTCTGCGGAGTTCATCCCGACAAGAAAGAACGACAACATAAACACGTCTTTAGCAAGGTTGTATCTCGCGCCTTTAGTGCCTTCTTTCAACGGCTCGTCTTTCATTTCAAATATTGACATGATTTGACTTATCTCAAGCGCTCTTTTCTTGGTCGGTTCATATTTGGCCACATCAATGCCCGTGAATGGATTGAATGGTATGATATCAGCGTCTATGTTGTACTCCTTCATCAGCGTATTGTATGCGGCTTGCAGTTGCGCTTTGTAGAGTGACGGCGCACGATTGCCTGAGATTGACATAAACGCGTCTCTCACGCGTTTTCTCGTTAAAGCCGATAAAGGTATCACATCGCTGCCGAAAGCCGCGCAGAACGCATTTATGGCCGTTATTCGGTTTGTCGCCGTGCCAGCGTGCCCGGCAAGTTTCATCTTCTCAGCCTCTCGTTTGACGTAAGCAACGAAATCCGTTGTCATAATGTCGTCTTTACCCCTCGCGTTGATGAGCGCAACGACGCTCTTTACGTCAATGCCACGCAGATCGTTTTCATCGCAGATGCGCATATAGCGCCTGATGATAGCATCGGATTTGTCGAGAACACGGTAGTCGCTTATGACTGTTCCAGATTTTTTGCTTTTGCGCACATATTGCTTGCTTACATAGATGTCGGTGGGTATGTACGCCACACCCCTGGAATGGATCACACGGATGCGGATTGAGTATGTGTTGTCGGCCCTTAATCGACCGATTGTCGCTTTGAAAGTAGCCATTTCGCGTTAAATAATATTAAAAATAATGTGTCAACTATTTGTAAACATTTGTCAACATTCTACATCAAAAAGTGTTGTAAAGTGCGCACAAAAATGCGATGAACGAATAAAAAATTAGGTTGATAACCCATTGAGTTTCAACCTAATTCGCTGTGTTTCAAGAGTGAGCGGCAGACGGGACTCGGACCCGCGGCCCTCAGCTTGGGAAACTCAAGTGGTGTGATTGTCAGTCAGTTAGTTACATAATTTTTTCAATTTTTGTGTCAACTATTTGTAAACTTTTCCGTGTTAATGAAAGTGAATGCGATTTGGTGTTCGGCTTATAGCCGTAGTAATTTTGCTATCGCTTATCTTTGGGGAGGGAGAGGCGAGAGGATGACTACACAAGACATTATGAGTTGCCTGAAAAGGGTAAAACAATAGCGGCTTGCTGGGGTGTTCTCTCTTCCCTCCCCTGGAAAGATAAGAAGGCAAGCTGCTTTTTTATGCACTTGCGCAATCTTTGACTTACTGAATTAGGGTTCTATCCAGTACCACCCTGCCATACACGAGATGGTGAGATAAAAGGTACAGAAGACCTGTTGGTATTATACCATTTCCGAGTAATGTCCTGCTCTGACCCACACCCTGTCAACAGGCGACTCATGATATGGCCCTTCAAGGGATTGAGAGGCACTCGGCAATGGCGAAACAAACCGACGCAAGGAGACGCGGATACCGAACGGGCCGTCGAAGGGAACAGTCTCTGGAATGAGGCTACGCTGCAATGACGTAAAAGTTCGCTTCGCAAACTCTCATAGTATATAATAATATATTATGAGGAGAAGGGGGTGATATGCCCTTATATGAAGAAAAGCGTTTTATTCCAGAACAAGCCCCGCCAAAACTTTCCAGATTCCGCGAATTGAAGAAAGCGGCACTTCGAACGGCACATACTTCTTGTTGTCGTTCAAAGAGTGGCACGTCACCTTTTCGGGCGAAGAGCCTGGTCTCAGTTCCTTGACAATAGCGCCGTTCACCGTGTCGATGACATAAACTTTGCCCCATTCGATGAAATCCGGGTCGTCAACGCGCCGGCAGAACAGCCTTGAGCCGCTCGGGTATTTCGGAGCCATGCTGTCCCCGCTCACCTCGATGGCCATTTCAGCGCCTTTCACGGGCGCGTGAACGCGTTCAAGTGACTTGACCGATGCGGAGTCCAACTGCTCGCTCAAAGCGCCTCCTAACGCGAACATATTGACGATAGGCACATTATTATCAAAAGCCGTGTCGTTTTTGAACGGTTCCCCTTTCCCTGTCACAAGCCAGTCTATGTTCAGGTCGGGATACACAGAGGCGACGCCTTTGATTGCCTCAGACGAAAGATTCTTCACGCTATTGAAGTAAGCGTTACCTTTTCCGATTTTCTTTTCAAGACCGCTGATCGTGTCGCCTTTCATCCGCACGAACTCTTTAAGTCTTGCTTTTGTCTCGATTCCCATTTTCGTTTCATTTTAGGCTAATACTCTAAATATTTACGGTAGAAAACATCTTGTTTTTCAGTGATTTAACTGAAACAAGTAAAGTAATCTAAGCGTTAATACGCTGATAATCAAGTAGTCTCAATTGGACTTAATCCAAATTAGGCCATTACCATAATTTTTTCGACAAATTATTTGGTGCATTTAGGCATATACCCTAATTTTGCATCACCAAACCGATAGTGATAGTCTAACCCACATATCATTTCGGCGACAAATTTATAAAGAAATGTTGAAATTAGCAAACATAGTGACAAAAAAATATGTGAGTATCAGGGAAACCCTTCTCGCATTACCTCTCAACGATGAGCGATACATCGCCGAGGATGTCATTGCGTCAATGGATATCCGCAAGACCGCGAGCAAGCTCAAGAAGCAAGGTCTGGGCGAGTGGAAAGTCCGCAAGCAGCGCGGTGTCAATGTCACGAGCATAACGAGGTTGGCATGAAAGACGGCGGCAGGTACATAGTTCTCACTCCCGAAGAACTCGACGCATTGCTCGAGAAGGCAGTTGTCAAAGGGATCATGGCCGCGCGTTCATCACTAATGAGCCGCAGGCAGGCCGAGAAGGAGTATGGCAGAGCCACTATCAACCACCTCATCGAACGAGGCCTTATCGAAGGCCACAGGCAGGGCGCTGCCTCTAACTCCAAAGTCCTTTTCGGGAGAGAGGAGATAGAACGCGCCATTCTCAAGGGCTGACGGTCAGCCAACGTGACAGACGTGCGGGGTCACGATAATAAACCCGCTAATCCAGTAACGCCCGCGAGAGGCGACTGGCGCAGGCCTCAAATAGAGGCTGAGCGAAGATAAAGCACCCGACATAAGCAGATGCCAGCGGTGATCATCCCGAAAGAAGTAGGGGTGTAGCGGTTGAGAGCGGAAGGGCATAAGTAAGGACTTATTATGCTATTACACGCACATGGGGGTTCGACTCCCGCATGTGCGGCAAACAAAGGAGATTTTTTAATTTCGTTTCATTTTGAAATTCATGGTAGTAATCTTAAAATTAGGTTTTGCCGCCTTGTCGTGAGACACAGCGGCTGATTGTAGGACAACATCCATAATTCAATGATTGCAATAGTCTTGTCGTGAGACACGGCTATTATTTATGAAAACATTTTATTAACAACAATATATTATTATATGGCAGAAACAAAGACAAAGACCGCCTCGTTGCTGCAGAAGCTCATGTTTATCCAACAGGAACTTGTTGCGACGAAAGGCAGAGAAAACAAGTTCGGCGGATTCATGTTCCGTAGCGTTGAGGACATTCTCGCTGCCGTGAAACCGCTATTGAAAGAGCGTGGCCTCGTTCTTCTTCTCAACGACAAAGTTGAGATGGTAGGCGAACGCTTTTACATGCACTCGATTGCCACGGTTACAGACGGAAGCGAGTCAATCACGGCAGACGGCTGGGCCAGAGAGCCCGAGCACAAGACCAAGAGCGACGACGCACAGGTGACCGGCATGTCGAGTTCCTATGCCCGCAAGTATGCCCTGTGTGGCTTGTTTATTATCGACAACACCGACAACAAGGACTACGACATGCTCGACAACAGCAAGGAAGGTGTAGAAGACCCGCTCGCGGCGCAGATCAAGAGTGCCAAGAGTGTTGACGAACTCGCCACCATCTGGAAGGCCAACCCCTCCATCACAGGTGACCAGACTTACAAGGAAATGTTCTCACAACGCAAACACGAACTGCAAGATGGACATTAAGTTGAACCCGAGCGGTGTCGTGTTCGACGAGCACAGGCACCTGTATTCCCTTAACGGGAAACCATTGAAGGGCATCACCGGCATGATTGGCCGCCAGTTGTTCCCTGACAAGTATGCTGACATTCCGCAGCACATCCTTGACAAAGCCGCAGAGTACGGTTCATCGGTGCACAGCACGATAGAGTTGTGCGACTCCCTTGGAGACCACGACAATGCCGACCCGATTTACCAGGCATACCGCTCACTACTCTTTAGCGAAGGCCTCACGGTTATCGCCAACGAGTACATCGTCACCGACTATGAGCACTTCGCCTCTCCTATTGATGTCGTTGCGCATGACAAGGACGGCAACATCGCCATCATCGACATCAAGACCACGAGCAAGCATGACGGGGAATACGTGTCATGGCAGGGCAGTGTGTTGAAGAAACTGTTCTGCATCACCAACCCGCACCTCGCCGACAAGGTCAAGAGCGTCTATACTGTATGGCTCCCGAAGGTCATGTACGGCAAGCCCAGCATCTTCAAGGAGTGGCTGCGTGACGAGAGCGATGTCGATGAGCTCCTCAAGGCCGAGATTGAGCACCGCAAAGTATCCCTCGTGCCCAAAGAGAGCAACAACGCGTTGTCTCTTACCGATGACGCCATTGCCGAGTTCGCCAACATCGAGAGGCAGCTTGCCGAGGCCAAAGAGCGCAGTAAAGAGATGCGTGACGGCCTGTTGCTGGCGATGAAGGAGAACGGAGTAAAGTCGTTCAAGTGCGACCGTTTCATGCTGACCCGCGTCATACCGAGCGGAGAACCCGCCTACACGCTCGACACCGAGCGCTTAAAGGACGAGCATCCCGAAATTTGGGAAGAGTACAAGAAAGAGAAGAAACAAAGCGAATCATTACGTATTAAACTTTATTGATATGGAAATCAAAGGAACATTAAAGAAAGTATGCCCTGTTGAGAATATCCAGGGCAAGACAGGTAACACATTCCAGAAGCGCGTCATCGTAGTCGATTGTTCAAGCGTTGACGATGTGACTGGTGAGATCAGAGAGAACATCCTCGCCTTCGAGACGAGCGGAAGGTTCGTCAACGACTACGACCGTTATGTCGGCATGGAAGGCAAGGAAGTCACCGTGCGTTTCGGTATCAGCGGGCGAAGTTGGACGAACAGCGACGGCACCGAGAAGTATATGACGACATTGCGTCTCATCGGTCTCGTTATGCCCGACGCCATCCCCGCCGCCCCAAGTCCTCAACCAGCTCCACAGCCAGCACCACAGCCAAAGCCTGATTTCAATCAGACGCAGCAAGGGGATGGGCTCCCATTTTAGCAACTAACTGATAACCAATGCGTTACAATCTCAGCGATGAGCGGCAGGCGGGAAAGGCAAAGACCTATCTCGCCGCCCTCATCAAAAAGGGCGCCACATCGGTAGAGATCACCGAAAAGCGCAGAAGGACGCTCACGCAGAACGGGTTGTTCCACCTGTGGATCAAGTGTTTCGCCGACAGTATCGGCGAGGCCAGCCCGGAGCGTTGCAAGGTCTGGGTCAAGCGGGCCTTGTTGGGGCAGCACGAAGAAGTCAATCCGCTCACGGGAAACGTCGAGAGTTTTGACTACGAGACGCACCTGTTCAGCGTTGAGCAGATGACCGACCTGCTTCATAAGTTCAAGGCATGGGCGCAGACCGAGTTCGAGTGCCGCTTGCCCGAACCCGACGAATTGGGGTTTGAACAGATGTTTGACACTTATATCGAGTAATGTGATGGACTTCGAGTATATCTTGAACACCATTAATGTCCTTATGGAGCAACGCAAAGACAAGGTTCCTAACGGGGTGCCGTACAAAGAGTTGCTTGATGTTGTTCACGAGGACTTGAAGATGCTGTTGAACGAGCTTGTAACGGAAGGCAAGCTAAGGTTCAACATCGACATCAACAAACAACCTATATTCTATATCAACGAGTAACGATGTGCAATATTAAGGAAATGTTCGCAGGGTTGAACGATAACGCTTCAAGGCTCTTGCTCTACATCATCCTTCATTCTGACGAAAACGGCAGCGCAGAGGTGAGTGAGCGGAGCCTTGCGGTCGATTTGGGTATGGGTCGGCAACAGGTCAGAGCAGCGAAACAGGCGCTACTTGCAACCCAGCGAATAACCCAGTCGGCAACCCACAAAGCAACCCACCTAAAACTTTGTTGTTGTGGCGGTTGTGGTAAATCAAAAACCACCAAGCAACCCACGAAGCAACCCACCAAATCGCAAAAAGTAGAGGTAGCACCGGAGTGGGTAGCCGTTGAGTTTGTCGGCCCGTTCCTTGACTGGCTGGAGTACAAGAAAGCGAGGCGCGAGTCGTACAAGACCGACAAATCCCTCAAGGCCTGTTACAGCAAGCTCGTGAAGTTATCCAACGGAGACGCCGCCGTTGCCGCTGAAATCGTAGAGCAAAGCATGGCAAACAACTGGCAAGGCCTATTTCCGCTAAAACAAGACTATAACAATGGAACGACAAATTGGAGAAATAATGGACGGGATGACGAGCTTGCAGCCCAAGCAGTCAGGATGCGCTCTTACTATCAGGCAGAACGAGATAGCAAATGAGGTCACGAGCCGCTATGGTTCGTTTGACAACGTGTTGAGTCTGTTCGCGCCGAAATTCCAATGCACATACACCATTGATGAACACAGGTGCTATTTCGGCACAGCGCCGAGACTGAGCCACATGCGGTTCGCCTATGGTGAAAGCGCCCCTATTGAGTGGTTGAGTTATCAGATCATCGACCTTAACCGCTTCTCCAACTGCAAGATGATGACAGACTATCAAGTCAAGTCGCTCGCACAGGCCATTTTCAAAAACTATTTCTATTTGAAATTAAGCGAGGTGATGTTGTTCTTCAACAAGGTCAAGGCTGCGGAGTATGGCCAGTTGTTTTTCGGTGCCGTTGACCCGATACCGCTGATGGGGGCGCTGAAGAAATTCGCAGAGGATCGTGCTGAGATAATCCGCAAAAAGGAAGAGGAAGAAGCCAGAACCGAGAGGGAACGTGACGCCCATCGCCCAGGCATCCTCAAGCCCAACGAGGTGCAGGCGTTGCGAGAGCGGCTTCAAGCACAGTGGGCAGAAGAAGAAAAGTTAAACCAAAAAAAAGATAACGTAAAATGAGGTATTTTGAAGTAAAAGTGCGGTATGACCGCAAGAATGAAAACGGAGCCATCAAGCCCGTTACCGAGACGTATGCGCTCAGCGCGCAGACATTCACCGACGCCGAGGCCGCTATGCACGACATGTCAAGCGAGTTACCCGTCGAAGGCAACTTTGAAGTGATCGGCGAGAAGATTGCCAACTACGAGCGCTTTCTCCCTACCTTCACCCACGAAGGTGACGAGCCACGCTTCTACGAAGTCAAGTATGCGCTTATCTGCATCGACGAGCGCACCGCCAAGGAAATCAAGGATATCCATTATGTGCTTGTCGAGGCGTTCACCGTCGAAGCGGCTACATCCTTGTTCCTTAAAAACGTATTCGCTGGAGAGCAGGTTGAGCTCGTAAGCGTCAAGAAAACACCGATAGTCGGTGTAAGGATGTTATGATGCGCGATGTATATGTGGGTATCGACCCGGGCGCAAAAGGGTTTGTCTGTATTTGGTACGCAAACTACGACGACTTCGAGCATTGCCAGGTTTTCGAAGGCAAGCGCCTCAACCCACTACTCATCAAAAAGCTCAAGTATCTTGCCGACTCAGGAGCAAACACCATGGCCGTTGTCGAGCAAGTGCACAGCATGCCGCATCAAGGTGTGGCAAGCACGTTCTCTTTCGGCACGAACTACGGCAAGATACTTGGCATGCTTGAAGCCATAGGCATCCCCTACTCCACCTGCACCCCAGGCAAATGGCAGAAAGCCATGTGTGAAGCCGTTGACAAAGCCGCAAATACCAAGTTGACGAGTTACAACGCCGCCCGCCGCCTATTGCCAGATATGGACTTTCGCCGTAGTGAGCGTTGCAAGACCTTTGACGACAACAAGGTGGATGCGACACTCATCTGCCTTTATGCTCAAAGAAAACAACTTTAACTTTTAATTTTAATATTTTACTACAATGGGATTTAAGATTATCAATTCACGAGAGTATCGAGAAGTATGTGAGCGTGTCGCCTTTTTGGAAAGCGACATCGATGAGAAGAACCGCGAGCTTGAGGCCAAGGACGAGACCATCAAGCGCCTCAAGAAAGAGATTGTCCAAATACAAGGCTACCTTGAGGAAGTCAAAAACGACCTCAAGAGTACACAGGCAGGTTATAACGATCTTCTCAAAGAGTTCGAGCAACTCAAGTCCGCCAAGCCAGAGCGTATTGATTTCGTCCCCGACGAGGCTCCTGCAGCCAAGTCAGAGGCCAAAAAGCCCAGGCCGGCAAGGAAGCCGTCGCCCCGAAAGGGAGACAAGTAAGATGTCCCATCATGGAGGATCTCGAGGTTATCCTTGAACGGTGTGCCCGCATTTGCGGCACCACTGTTACCCGCATCAAAGAAGGTAAGAAGCGCAGTTCACGAGAGGTTGTCGATGCAAAGATGCTTTTCGTGTACTGCGTCCTCCATGAGAACGAGTTCCGCAAGAAGAAAGAGATTGCCGCCGTGTTGCATGCCGGCCAGTATCAAGTGACCTATTACCGCAAGAAGGTAGAGTTCAGCATCAGGCGAGAGCGGTGGTTTAAGCGGCTTGTGGATAAATATTACGAGAAGTATGGAAGTAAGGATTAAGAAATTAAAAGACAATGCCGTGATGCCGACAAAGGCGCACAAAAGCGATGCAGGGTTTGACTTGTATGTTAGCCGTTGCGGTATGGAGAACGGCCTATTTGTTTGTCACTCAGATATTGCTTTTGAGATTCCGACAGGTTATGTCGGATATGTATTTCCCCGCTCAAGTGTAAGCAACATGGGGCTGATGATGGCCAACTCAGTCGGGGTCATTGACAGCGGCTATCGTAACGAGGTGTCGGCGCGCTTCAGCGTAAACAACGGTTGGTTTCGCAAGTACGGCATCGGTGACAGGTTCGCTCAACTCGTTATCATGCCCATTCCCGACATTGAATTTGTCGAGTCCGACGAGTTAAGCGAGACTGACAGGGGCACAGGAGGCTACGGAAGTAGCGGTAAATGATTATGAGACCAAACTTGATATATGAAAATAACGATTAATGCAGACGAGAAGATCATCAAGCGGGCAACCGCACTGATGATGCTTGGAGAGTATTGATTATGTTAGAGAAAGGAAAGAGATATTTGTGTTTAGCTTGCCATTACGACAACATTACAGAGGGCAAGGAATATGTTGCGGTCGATAACGACATAATCTATGACGACTATGGTGTTCGGGTGCGGATTTATGATGATGCCTGCAAGTTCACCGAGGCCAAGTCTTCCCAGTTGCCCGCAAAACTGATTCAGGCGGCAAAAGGTGTCTGCGATAAAAAGATCAGCGCAGCCATTCGTGAGTTTGAAAAAGAGACCGGATTGCTGGTCAGTGATATTGAGTATAACAAGCGCATGGTTTTCAACTGTATTGAAACAAGTGTATCAATCATAATATCGCTATGAAACGTATTGTATTCGGGAAAAGGAGAACACAAAACATCGCTGTATTGCCGACGATAACCTACGATTCGTTTCATAGCGACGGTTATAAGATTGCCGAAATCGGCATTTGGTTTATCCATTGGAATTATTGCGCAAGCATCGCATTTGGCAAAAAGAAGGTACACGGCAATGACACCGCTAAGACTAAGGCTTAAAAAGAGCGAGTTCGATGCCGTCAAGTACAGCAGGGTTGCAGAGGTAGTGAAACACGCCAGCAGCAAGCGCATCCACTACCTGTGCTTCTCTCGCATGACAAAAGAGTGCAACGAGCCGCAGAGCAAGTGCCGCGAGTGCTTCGATGGCGCACGGCAGTTCGACGGCTATATGTGCTATCCGTTTGACCGCGCAGTTATCCGCAGGGGGCAGACCGACAAGTATATCACCATACCGCTGGCAAACGTGTATTTTGAAGATCGAGACGGAAAGACAGTATTTGTATTCAAACTAAAAAAATAGTAAGGCAAAAATGGAAACAAAGAAATGTAAATGTTGTGGCAGGGAATTACCATTAACTCAATTCAATCGTAACGGTTTTGGGCCGATGGGCACCTGCAAAGAGTGTATGAGAAAGAAACGTATCGAAGGGCGTGCCAAAAAGAAGAAAGAGCGCAACTACGAACAAGAAATCGAAGACGCCAAGAAGATGCGGTTATCAGATTTCACTCCACGCGACCTGATGTTACAACTCAAATCGTTAGGGTATGTGGGATTCATTGATATCCCGCAGACAACCTACAAAAGAATAGACTTATCAAAAGATTTCTGATTTATGGAAGACATCAACCCGATAACAAGAATCACAGGTATCACATATAGCGACCTCGCTGTATGGTCGCACAACCTTGATACAGAGATAAACTCTATTGAGTTTAACAGCCATCCATTCCCGTACCGGGCAGGGGTACAAAGGTTCCGTGTGGCATTAGATCAGCTTGCCGCAGCCATGCGCGGCATAGACGAGAGTAGTGTGTATTCCTATTACGGAGCGCACCACACAAGAAAAATATACAACGACCCGAGAAAAGAGCCGAGCAATGTACGATAACTACCACTATCCTCCAGGTGCGGACACTCCAGATGCACCGTGGAACCAGATTGACCCAGAGCCAGTCACAAGAGAGTGTGAGGTGACCGTGGTGATGTCCAAGAAGATGGACATAGACACCATAGACTATTACATCGACGATGAGGACGGCTATCCACGTATTGAACCTATGCACAACTGGACTGAGGATTACCGCAACCAATACAACGGCATACAAGGGTTACTCGGTAAACTTATCGAGTATATTGACAAAGACCTACAAAGGGACAACCTTGCCAGTGACCAAAGACAGGAGTTAAAGTTTCTGCGTGACGAAGCGGCAGGTTGGGATATTGATGACTTGGACATCAACGAATCATAAACAGCACTAAATCAAGTTTATAGTTTTGGAATGATTGGTTATTAATTAAATTGTTAATCAGCCCGTGAGGGTATGTATTGGAGTAATTGTTTTTTCATAGGTTTAAGAATTAATTATCCCTGCTCATGCAGTGATGCACGGCAGGTTTATCAGAGGCAAGACCTGCACGATGGGCAAGGCAGGAAGGGTTTGAAGAGTTTTCCCTCATATGAGCAGCGGGTTCGATTCCCGCGCCTCTGGCCAAGAAGATAAGCTGTGTATCAGCGACGGTTGATTCGCTTGGGAGTTTTTGGCAGAGAGCCACGGAAGACCCCGCCAGTCGTGACTGGCTTGTAAAAAGGCGCGTTTTCGCTGCCTTATCGTTAATTCAATCGGGTGGGCAACCACCCAACACGGGAGCCGCTGGTGCGGCAGGGAAGAATATATAGTTGTTAAGTTAGTAATAGTAATAAATAGAGTTGGTTTTTTTGGTGAAATGTTTCATAATCCTTCTTCCCTGTGACGGTTCGATTCCGCTGCTCCCGACAAGTGCATTATTAATAATTTAAACTGCTAAGATTATGAATGAATTTGATTACAAAGACCACCACTATAAGGTGGTGAATGTGGAGAACTCCACCGACTGCATTATCATCAAGGATGGTAGGCAGACCCGCAGAGTAAGTAAGGCCATTGCAGACCATGCGATGGAGAACGTTTACAAGCTATTCAAGTGATTATGGTTACGAGAATCAGCATCACCGTCAAGGACGGGAAAGTTACATGGCTTCACCAGGATGGCGACGAACTGCCCAACTGGGATGACGTTGCAGTGAGCATTTGCAACGCAATTGAGAACAACAAACATTATCACAAACAAGACTAAAAAGATATGAACTACTACATTCAAGGCTCACCCGCCAGAGCCGAAGAGATCAAGGCGGCATTTGAGGCAAAAGGGTTTATACCGAGAATAGCACCGATGTATTACGGAAGTGAGAGTGTGCTTTTCTTCACAGGTACAGACAACTACATCTACGAAACTTCAAGTCCGTGGGTTATGGACATCATCAAGACCCACCCCGACTACAAGGAGTTGGAACTACCAGTTGAATTTAAGGATGGCGACATCATCGGTTTTAACGACTGCACACACAATGATGGCAGTTATATTGACTGGGTTGGCATCTATAAGCAAGGGATTGAAACTAATCAACATTTATTTCATTGCGTAATACCCTCTTGTCGCAGTTTCCGTGTTGGTGGTATGTGGAGAGTATTCACGGCCTACCCTGCCACCAAGGAGCAGCGTGACCTTCTATTTGCCAAGATGCGAGAGGCTGGGTATCAGTGGGATGCAGACAAGAAGGAACTTCGCAAGATTCAGCCTCACTACGACATCTCGAACTTCCAGCCATTCGACAAGGTGCTGATAAGGCTCGACAATAACAGTAAATGGACGTGTGACTTTTTCTCTTATTATCATAAAGGCTTTCATTGTATAGGTTGTGATGATTGGAGTCAGTGCATCCCCTTTGATGGTAACGAGCACTTGCTGGGGACTACTAATATGTGTGATGAACAATATATTAACTGGTAAACGATAAAGATATGGGAAAGTTAACTTGTCAAGATTTAATGGTTGGGGACTTGGTGTATATCCATGAGCCCGAATGTAAAGGACATCGCATTGATGCCATTGATGAACTTGATGGGCAAGTAGGAGCTGATGGAGAGGTATATGACGAGGACGATATCCGACCCATTCCCATCACCGAGGAAATCTTGGTGAAGAACGGGTTTGTTGGAGTTCCTCTTACGGATTCTTATGAACTCAACACTGACTACTACGAAATCGAAGTGTGGAATTACAGCGATGGCTTATGGGTCGTCAATGTACATTGGATTGAATTTTCAAGTACACCTGATGATAAATTAACTGTATCTTATGTCCATCAGTTGCAGCACCTGTTGCGCTTGTGTGGGGTTGAGAAAGAACTAACTATCTAAATTGATTTAATCTAATATGAGTAACGAACTCATCGCAATACCCAAAGAGGAGTACGAGCACCTACTTTGGTGTAAGGAGCAACTAATCAAGCAATCCGAGGAGGCCAAACATCAATCCTATTTGGAGATGCAGCAGAAGACGATACAAACTATAATCAACAGGGCGATATGAGCAGACAAGAAGATTTCATCCAGGCGGGTATCGCTGCTATGCAAGCGTTTATTGGTGTAGAACAAATGCCATTTGGACATATCGCAGGAGAAGCGGTAAAGACTGCCGATGCACTAATTGCGGAACTTCAAAAGAAATGATGGAATGATGAAACCGAGTAAGGGAATATCAGTCGCATTCCTTAAAGGAAAGGACGGGTTGTGGCATTCATATACAGCATACGCTGAGGATGTTGACTGTGAAACAATGGTCAAATTCAGTAATTGTATAGGCAATGCGGTTGATGCACTTAACAAGAAAGGAGGCAAACTATGAACTTCGGCGATGTATTCATGGCGTTCTTCATGGGGATGCCACTTGACAAAGATGAATTCGATAAATTCTTTGACGAGTCTTTTATCAAATACTTCCGTGATGTCCCTAACGGCTATGACCAAGCGATGAAATTACTTGATGAAGTGCAAGCGTCAGAAGACTTAAAAGCATTGGCGAAAGAAAGATTTAACCGCATTTACGAACAATCAAAGAAAGGAGGGAGCAATGACAATCATAATCAATGACTGCAACGGCCACTACACTAAGACGTGGCACAATTGGGACAATAAACCTATCCCGCAAGTAGGAGACTTGCTGATTATCCACTTTGGCGACTACAACGAGATTACACAACAGGCAAAGGTGATTGCCCGTGTGTTTGACGGCACAAGACCAGATATGGTTTATCTGACAACCGATTACGAGAAAGGAGGTGAGCAATGACTGACCAGCAACTACGACAAGCCCAAGAAATCAAACGGCGCATCGCCGCACTCGACAACGAACTTGAGAAATTCGACACGCAGCACCCAGACGGCATCAATATCTTCCTGCCCAAATGCGGCACACTGATTGAGGATGTCAAGAAGGTGTTTATCGAGAATAAACGGATATTAAGCGAACAATTCAAGGAATTATGACAATGGAACTGACAATAGCAATCGCTGGCATCATCGGCATGGCGGTCGGAATGGCCATCTGCCGAACTGGAATCAAGGAACGCGACCAGCGAATCAGCGAACTTGAAAAAGAAAACGAGAAACTGAAAAATGAGACCCATTATCACCATTACTGATTCATATCAAGAAGACGATAAGGCATCGTTGAGAGAAAAATCCGTCAAGGTGTTCGGCATCGTTGTCTATCGCAGGATCGAGACCTACATAGGCAAGAGAGAAGAAAAGACCGTCGGATTCACCGGCCCAGGTGTCAGTTTAACCGAAGTAATAGATTATGACGAATAAAGCAAAGTTACTGCAAATGTATAAGGACGGGGAGCACGTCACAGACATTGCCAAAGCGTGCAAATGCTCAGTAAAGACAGTGTACAAGATCACATCGGAATGCGGTGTTCACAGGCGCACACGAGTCCACAAGAAAGACGAGGAACCAGAGCCCGCCCACAATGAAGTCGAACCGACGTACCGCGAAATCCCATCGCACATGGTTTTGAAGGCCGCTATCAACGATCGCCAAAAGAAGCTGCTGGACGATTTGAAGACGTATAGAGCAACGCATGAAAAGCCATGGTATTTGAAATGAGACCAAAGAGATACAAAGCGAAAAACCTGAACGGTGAGTGGGTGACAGGCTGGTACGTCGAGGTGCACATCTCAGAGACCGACGAACACGACAGGCTGATTGGCCACAAAACGGTGCCGAGCCTGTTCAACGACGAGCCGGGCGAGAGGTATAAAGGCAGCTACTGGCACACGATACAGCCAGAGACGCTGCAAGAAATCAAAGAGCCAAAGCAATTGACTTTGTTTTGATACAAGCAATTGGCTTGAAATACGCAAACATCTTATGGAATTTACATGGAACGACCCAATGCCGTACATTGATTTTTGGGAAACGATACTTGATATGGGTGATTTTGACTGCACAAAGTACAAACTGCAGGCTATATGCACCGAAATCGAGGATGCCGAGTTTGAAGAAATAACGAGCGATGTTTTACAAGAGAGATTATCACAGCCCGACGATCAAGCAGTTGATTAAGGAAGGGCTCAAGCCTGGAGACGTGTTGTATTCCTACGGGTTGGGATTCATTAGCAAAGCCGTTTTCATCAAGGTTGTCAACGGCAAGAAGTACTGCGATGACGGGAAAGTCCTCATCCAAGAGTATGTCGAGTTGCAGTTCGTCAACGAGGACAAGCCGTTCCGCACGACATTGCATGACTGCAGTTGGGATATTACAGAGGAGAAAGCGATAGTCAGCGCGTTCAACGAGCATACGAGAATTGTTCGTGATTCGAATATTGAACTTAGCAGACTTAGCAAGATGATCAAGCGAAAGCAAATACTTATTCAATGATGGAGAAGATTAGAGCGATAGAGATATTGAAAGACTTCAACGATTACAGGCGCAACGAAGGTGTCTATGACGTTGATGAGCCGTGCGAACCGAAGTTCACGGCGACGGAGATTGGCGAAGCGATAGACGAAGCCATTCGCACCATGTGCGACAGCGAAGGCAAGTGCGGTATTATAGAAACCGTTATTAAAGAGACGGGCGTCAGCCTTGACGGTATCCGTTCGCAGAGCCGAGAGCGCGAGTTTGTCGTTGCAAGAGAGATTGCCGCGCACCTATTGCGCAGATACGGATACACATTCAAAGAGATAGGCGAAGTGATTAACCGCAGTCACTCAAACGTGTGTCACCTGTGTGACGAGGCAGAATACTGGGCCAGCGATCCAGAGAACCACCAAAGAGAGTTAAAGATATTGAAGCGAGTAGAACAACGAGTGGGAGAATCAAGCCAAGCCTCCCAAACGAAATAAAAAAACGGGAGACGTTCAGGTTGGTCAAACCCGCGTCTCCCGGATTAAATGTGCGTGTAATAGTTACTTGAGGTTGTTCTTTTGCTTGCAATAGTCATACAAAGCTTGAAACGCTTGTTTGCGTGTGTATCCGTTCTTGTCGCCATAGCGGATAACATCGCTCATCATAGTGTTGGTGCTTGTGCAAGAGTACATCTTGCTGCGATACTCAATGGTAACCTTGAAGTGCCCTTGGAGGACAGTGCCGATGGTCACGCGGTCTTCTAATTGTGATAGTGTCATAGTTTTTTGATTGATTATTAGTTAGTCTTCAACGAGTGTTACTGAACCAAAGTAGAACGTAGTCTCGCCGTACTTGGCCTGTTCAAGATATGACAGGAGCTGCGGCAAAGTGAGAAGGTTTGTCGTGTCGTAGCCGACAAAGAACAGGTCATCGATGAAATAGAGCGTGTTCAACGCCTTCCATGACGACATTACTGAGCCAGAGAAGCCGCTGAAACGGACATCATAGGCGTGTGCGATAAGTTGATCACAGTAGTCCTCGGCGCAAGCCTTTGTGGTGCCATGATAGACCATCTCGTCGCCGTTGATAGAGAAGCACTCCTCGGGGAGCAGCGTCTTGAGCTTCACGATAGCCTCACGGCGAACGCTTTCCTGGATTTCGAATATATCGTCATACGGGCAGAAGTGCCAATTAGCTATAGACGCAGAATCACGGAATTGCTCTTTGTTGAGCATCAGTTGGTAGATGAATTTTTCTTTTTCACTCATTTGTTTTAGTTATTAGTAAGTTGATTAGGGGTGGTGTGATGCCACCCCTTCTCATTTAAAGAACTGCAGTGTCGTCTCGTCGATTTCCTTGTCGGCGCAGATGTAGTTGCGCCACGTGATCTGCGGGTCGGAGTGTCCCATGAGCCGTGCGATGGTCGTCACCGCAGAGCCATGCAGAAACAGGAGCGTGGCGAAAGTGCGCCGTCCCGTGTGAGACGACACGAACTGCCACTTCGGCCCTTGTTCCTCCGCTCCCCGCCTCGTCAGCGTCACAGGTTCGTTGATATGCGCCCTGCAACAGAGAGAGCGCAACGTGTCGTTAAACGTAGCCATGCGTGTCACAGGTTCTTCGCTGTCATCCTTTGCGAGATACTGTCCAAGCCACCTGTGCAACGGCACAGTCACCTGGTTTCCCGTCTTGACAGCCCGGTAGGTCAACGACTTCTTGCGCGTGTTGGCATGCTTGGACGATATTCGCTCAGCGTCGATATGTCTGGCTCCAGTGAGCGCTTCAATCATGAACACACGTTTGACATAACGTTCCGTTGCGTTTATCGTGCGCACATCGTTAAGCCGCTCCAACTCATCCTGTGTAAGATACACCGCTTCTGACGGGTTGCGCTTCATCTTCAAAGACCTGTTGATGTCGCACACCTCCAGCGGGTCTTTCCCCTTGTGTACATCATAGTTATTGGCGTTGAGCACCGCCTTGACCTGTGAGCACAGAGTCTTTACCGAAGAAGGGCACCGTCCGTTACTCAGCGCTTCACGCAAGTCACGCAGGTTGCTGTCGGTGATGTCGTCCCACGTGGGCGCGTGACCGAGAACTGCCGAGAACACATCGAGCGTCTTGCCAGCGTTAGGCCACTTGGTGAGGAAGCGACCGATGAACGACTTTCGCCATTCACCGATGTCGTCCCCCTCGTTGTAGTAGCCTTTCTTTGTCGCCTTCTTGACCGCAAGCAACACCTCGAACGGATAATAGTTGTCGCTCATAGTCCACGCTCCCTTCTATGTTTCTCGAACTTGTAGTCATCGTACTTGCACTTGATGACAAAGCCGATGATGTAGAGCACAACGCCGATACCGACCATAGCGAATCCGTACCAGCCAAGCAGCATGACTCCGAAGATGAGCCAGATAATAGAAGCAAATCTCATTGTTTCCCTTTTTTGAACTATTTGTTTTGCAAAGTTAATAAAATTCTTCCAACATAGTTAAAAATCAGCAAAAAAGATTTTTATTTTCAAGAAAATATGGTCTCCATCCGCATGTTTGCGTGATGTCACACCACACATCCTTGATGTTCTCCTCCCAGCCGTTGTCGATGTCCTCCTGGATGATGCCGATGTCCAACGTATTGGGCAGCGTGTAGAGGATGATGCGGCACTGGAACCAGTCATCGCGGAATGCGATGGTGTGGCGGTATCCTTCATCGTCCTCGCAGTCCAACACGAAATGTCGAGCTGCCCCTTCGCGTTCCCTGAGCACGAACTCCTCGAACTCCTCGAAAGTGAGATAATGTTTCATTGTTTGATTGATTTATTAGTTAATAAAAGTTTGTTCCATACACCCGCAACACGTACGGGTGTTTCGTCGCCTTTCAGCGGTACTCATCAGTGGAACTTTTAAACATCGAACCCCATGTCGCCCGTCTCGTAGTCGGTACCATAGGCCTCGTTGCATCTTTCCATTTCACACTCAGGGATATAAGAATTCCCGTTAAACTAAAAGTCGCCCCGGTCGAGCACGTTGCGCAGAATTGTGCCACCCTGCGGATCTCCCGACATGAGGACGTCGTACTCCTCGTTGGTCACATGGATGAAGGCGCCGAGGCGCATCCACACTCTCCTGTTATTGTCCATAATCAAAACATGTTGTTGTCGATAAGTTCTACTTTAGTGATGTCGAGTTTGAGCCCTTCGGTGTTGAAGTCCCATCCGATAAACGCATAATTCTCGGTGCGGTAAATCTCCGAAACGTCACGTCCGAACGCTTCCTCCTCCTTCATCTCGTTTTCAGCAATCTTGTTGAGTTTAGCCCTCGCCGCCTCTCTTGACTTGAAAGCATACGACTCAACCTCACCATTCGCTCCAGGGTCGGAGGAAATGCAAGTAACAGTTAAAATATAGAGTTCCATGTCTCACACATTAAAAAAAGTTCTTGTCCTCGTCACCCATCAGTTGAATATCATCGCCGAAGTCAAAGCACTCGTCAGTTACATCATACGCAAACACATAGATGTAGTTGTCGGTGCCCTTGTTCTCGTCGTTGAACCGCTTGACCGCATCTGCATCGCCGTAGCCCGTGAACTCACGGACAAAGTTATAGGCATCGTCCTCGGTAGAGAAATAGCCAGAGTGGTAGTCGTCGCCGATGCTGATATCCACAAAATACCGCTCGTTGAAGTACTTGCCTTCGGCATCGTTGGTCTGCAGTATTTGGCAAAACTCTTCCTGCAGGCTGTAATAGATGCCGATTCGTTTGAAGCGGATGCGAAGTGCCTCGGCGAACTGCGTGCGGCTCCACGCCTCCTCCGTGCTGAACTTGAGCGCATTGTCGTCGATCCATATCGGTCGAGACGCGATGAACGCACGGAAATAGCCTAACGACTTACCCTCTGCGTCTTCGGTTGGTATGCGCAACGCATGAAGTACGTTGCCCACCCAATCCTGTGCAGACATCTCCTGTTTGGGAAAATTGCCGTCTATCACGTCGCAGATGGCCTTGTTGATACACTTGAGGTCTTCTTGTGAGCCCTCGATGACATAGTCGGTATAACACCAGTTTGGCATAGTTGTGATGAATTTTAATTGTTAATAATCTGTGTCGCCTGTGAGATAGTCCCACACGTTCTGAATCTTGCACATCATGTGGTACAAATCGTCAGCGCCAGCATCTCCGGTTTCGTAATCGGTTAATACGTGGCAAAACTCATTGCACACATCGTTCTTCTCCATTTGTGTCATAGCCCTAATGATTAATCATTAAACAAGTTATTGTCGTGTTGCTCGATTTGGCGGAACGCCTCATCGTATTGGTCTGCCACAACGCAGAAGCTGCCGTGACGTTCCTCGTAGGCATCGATACCAGCGGGGTTGTCGTCAACGCACTCGATTGTTCCGTCGTCGTCACGGAAAAACAGAGCGATTTCAGTAATCGAGTAGATGAGCGCAGGATCGCCGTGCGTCCATCCGTGCACCTTGCGGTACACAAACAGTTCGCTACCCTTGTTCAGCCCGATAATCTCCTGTCGTGCAGAAGCCCAACAATCGTTGACACACATGGAGAGTTCGTCCTCGTAGAAGCCAGAGGCATAGAGATTCCATCCGTTGCCATTGTTCACTTCGACGCAATAGGACGCGCCCTCATCTTCGACACGCATCGCGTAGCCGTACTGAGCGAGTTCATCGTTTGCGAACTCCAACAAAGACTGCCAATCATTGATTCTGTTAGCCATAATTGAATTGATTTTATTAGTTATTAATGTTAGTTACTCCAGACACCCGCTGGCAGTCGGGTGTTTCGTCGCAATTCCCAGCGACTCATCAGTGGAGTTTACTCGTATTCGAGTGTGATTTCGATGATGTCTTGTATTGACATGAGTTCATAGCATTCGTCGCAACAACCGTATGAAGATGTTATCCAATGGGTCTCTTTGTCCCAATCTATCTCACGCCCACAGTTGTTACAGTGATATACATGTTTTTCCATGACGCCAAATTTGAATTTTAGAAACGGTAATAAAAGTTTACTTGCCAGATTTCGGCATTGTCACCAGTGTTGACGATATTTGCTTCGTTCTCGTACACGTCGCAAATCACCTCCCTGCCGTCGTTCTCTTCTTCTTTATTGAAGTTGCGCAGGTTATCGCAGATGCCCTTAATTTCTTTCTTGAAGAAATCACGGGCTTCTTGTTCATCACTAAACCACCTTATGGTCTGGCTGAAAGCGTCGTCGTAACGTTCCGTTGAAGTCGTCACAACGATAAAAACTTGATTGTCCATAATGATTGAGTTTATTAGTTTGTAAAAGTTGATTGTTCTGGACACCGCCAACGCGTAGCGGTGTTTCGCCCATTGAGGGCTCGTCAGCAGAACTTACTGTTTCCACCATTCGGCAATCCATGACCGCTTGGCAATAGTGGGATACGTCTCCATTGCTTCTTTCAAAGTAGCACAATGCGTATTGAAAGCATACACACCATATTTCGTCCTAACCCAAACTTCTTTCATAGCCATAGCGATAATGAATTTAATCAATGAAATCGGTGAAATCGTACACTTCGGTGCCGCCATCATAATCATACGGCCGCTTGCGCACTTCGTAGCCGAGCCACGAGCCGTAGTGTAGTCGCTTGAATATGTGATAGCCAGCATCACGCAACGCCTTAAACGCGGCTCTCATTTCTGCACCATTGAACTTATATGACTGCTCGTCTTTGTGCCATGGCTCATGGTGGAAGCTTGAACCCTTGCCGTTGTGTAGGCAAACGAACAATGTTGCTCGGCGGTAGCACCCCTCGCTGTGGGGGTGAAACGTAGAGAAGGCCTTTTGTGCCAAGAACGCCTCGCAGATGGCTTGTACCACATGCGGTCTCACTTCGGTAGGTTGAACGTAGTCGTTTTTTGGAATGTTGATTGTGATTTCCATAATGATTGAATTTATAGATTAGTAAAAGTTAGTTATTCCTGATGCCGGCACGAAGCCGACATTTCGTCTTAATTTTCAAAGACTCGTCAGAGGGATTTACGGCATCTCGTCGATGATGGTTCTCAGCATATCGAGCGACGTGCCTTGTTGGTTGACAAACTCCAACAACTTGTCTTTGATGGTTGGCTGCTTGGGTACATCTGGAATCAATGAACCGTCGAGACCGATGATCTCAACAGACCCCTTCATCGTTGCTTGAGCTTGAGCGTATGTCGCAAAAACTTCGCGACCCCTGCAGAAGTGATCGGCAATGCAATCAAGAACCTCACGTTTTGTTTTTGGCGTTGAGATAAACTCTACGACATTGTCCCTTTTCTCAGCTTGGTAAAGGCTGTGTGCGGGAACAAGCCTGTTGTTGACCTCGTCATATAACATAAAGTCAACATCAACACGCCCAGTTTGAATGCTTGTGCCTGATACGTAATGTCCATACACAACAAAAGAGCCACAAGCCCTGGAAGAAGAGTCGTCATTACAAAGGCCATAGACATCGACTTGTGCATCAGCTTTCTGTTTCTTAGCGATATTCCCCGCATAGAAATCATCTACAGAATTGTAGATGTCACACTTTTCGGAATATGAGCTTGAATGGTCAAGTGACACATTCAAGTGAGTTGTGCATCTGCCTTCTTGTATTTTTAGCACGCCTAAATTGGTGTTGACGAACAATAAACACTGATGCCCATTCGCCATAGACATGAAGGTGCAGATGACTTTACCTGCGATAAGCTGGTTTTTGCCAAAAACGTTTGTGTGAAGATACACAGTTGAACCTTGTGGTAAAAAATAGACGTGATACATAATTGATTTGATTTAAAAAGTTGATAAAGTTAGTATTCGCAACCGCCGCCCGCCATTACAGGAAGGCGACACGCTCGTGGCTTGATGCGCTTGTACGTTCCGCCACGACGGAGTAGGCTATTTCGCACGGAAACGGCCCTCTACGGCATTTTCTCGCCGCAGACGTAGAGTTAATCGTTTGAAGGGAATTTTGCGCTTAGAATTTAAAAAGACAGTCCCGCGCTTCCCAACGCAGGACTGCCATCAACTATCTAATTTTATACATTATGTACAAATGTCTCAATCAAGAGACGGCGCAAAATTAGTGCTTAGTTTTGGATTGCGCAAATTTTTTACTCTACTTGTTCAATGTCTCTGTAGCCCGTACGGGCGTAGAGAATGTCGTTCATTGTCTCCTCGCTGTAGCCGTTGATGTCGGCAACGAGGCTGATTTCGGCTTCGGTAGCGATGCCGTTGTCGATGAGAAAATTCTTAACTCTTTCGCAATCTGTGTCGTGATAGATGTAACTCATAGTTCGATTGATTTGTCAGTTAGTAAATGCGGATAGTTGCCCGTCGAATGTCCGGCATTCGCTCGGCTCTGTTTTCAAGCCGATAAACGGGCAAGACCGAACTTTAATCAGTGGTGCGGTAGTAATACTCGGCATCACTACCACTCAGGTTGTCGCAGCACCAATCGTGACACTCGTTCCACAGGTCGTTATAGACGCGTGCAACGTTCTCGTTCTTCTCGTACCACTGCCAAATCTTCCAATTCAGCACGAGCGAGAGTTCGGTGATGTACACGATGTTGCCCCTCCACTCGGTGAACGCGCGGTGGTAGGTGTCAACGATAGCGTCGGTGCCGAAGACCTCGGCAATCGAGAAGTCCTGCCAAAAGGTGGTCTTCGTTTCGTATCCATTCACATTCATAGCAATAGGTATTAATGGTTAAACAAATTCTTGTCTTGGTTTAACAATTCAGGTTTAATCTCGCCATACAGGTAGTCGTCGGTGCACATGAAGCAGAAATAGTCCGCCATAGGCTTGCCTTTCCAATACGGAACTGTTACGTATCCGTTTTGTTTCCACTCGTTCTCATAGCGCCCATCATCAATCTCTGTGTGATTGAACACGTTGCAGTTAATGGCGCGAACTGCATATTCTTCGTAATCATAGAATAATCCTACGCCTGACATGCAGAGTGCAGCAATCGCATTCTCTGCGAGTTCCAACAATGCCTTTTGCTCAGGAGTGAGTTGGATGAGTTTTTTGATGATTTCTTCATTCATAGTCGTAAAGTTTAAGTTAATAATGTTCATTGCCGCCCGCAGAATATCCGATATTCACGCGCGTCTGTTTTCAACGCGCTATGCGGGCGAGTCCTTAAAAGAGGTTCTTGTCTTGCTTTTGGAAGTTTCCTTCCAGCCAACGGATGGAATAGTTACATACCGCTTCAACGTACTCATGGTACAGGTAGCATAAAATGCGGGTCTTCGGACTGTCATAGTTGCCCCACATATCAACGATACACAACTCGTCGCCTTGTAATTTCAGTCCGAGCAGGTCTGGCTCGCCAGATTTGTCATCGTACGGAAGAGTGAGATGCAGCGGTTTGGGAAACATTATCGTTCCTCCGTTTTTCTTGCAGTAATCAATAAGGGTTTCAATCTTGTCCATATCAAAGTTGATTTTAATAGTTAGTACATTGCTGTGCGTGTGCTCTCGCTGCACAATGCGCGGTCGTACCGCTCACGCACAATCCGATTAGAACAGGTTTCTGTCGATGAACACCTCACCCGACAGTTTCTCGAGTATCTCTTTCTTGGTCTCGCAGGGCAGCCCCGAGAAGCAGAACAAAAGACCTGGTGTGCTTACGTACACGTACCCATTGAAAAGTGTGAAATGCTCTATGCGATGTTTAGACGCCAACGTCTCAATATACAGCACTGCTTTCGGCTTGTAACTTCCGCCAGCGTTAAACAGGAATTTTTTCAGTCTTTCTTCCATGATCAAAACAGGTTCTTGTCACGCTTTGGCGCTTTGATGGCGTTATACACGTCGGTGATATATTCGTCTTGGCAATTGTCGAGTTCGAACTCGCCTTCCTCGCCTCCTGGAAACGTTGAGTATGTGATATACACTTTGCCAGCGCAAATACTCAAACCGAGGATGTTGACAAGTTCACCGTCGTACATGTCGATGTACTCATAGGTGCCGGCATCCCCGCTCTCGATGAGAGCGCGGATTTCGCTAATCATTTGCTTGGTATCCATAATACTAAAACATGTTTTTGTCGATTTTGATGTTCTCTCGAATTTTCGCGATTAGCGATTGGAGATAGTCGATGTCGTGATCACGCAAGTAGTCGTTGCGATAGTTAAATTGTCCAAGCCTCACGCTGTACTGGTCGAAAAAGACATCGTTGTCTTCAACGTGGATGTTCTGAGCCCGTAGGATGTTGGTCATTGAGCCATACTGCACATCGAAATGCAGGCCATTGAGCAGGCCTTTCTCACAATACGTTTTGATTTCACTGATGATTTCTTTTGTATTCATATCGTCAAAGTTTAAAAGTTAGTACATTGTCAGGGCGGGGAGTTGCGGACTCCCTACAACGCTCGTACTTCGCCCCGATTGATTAGAAGAGATTTTTGTCACGAGGATTTAATAAATCCTTGACCTGGTCGTAGATGTAGGCTGCGTTGCGCACTCCCTTGCTGTCGTAGTCGTACAGATGATACCCTTCCGGTGCGTTACACGCAGGCGTGCTGTACATTATCACTTGCGAGTCGGTTGGATATGCCCATATCTCGACAACTTCATACTCGTTCCACGAGTCATCTAAACACAGCCGAACGTTAGGCGTTTTCAACGGCCCGTTCTCTCGGAGCAGGCTCCATAATTCTTTGAATTTTTCTGAGTGTGTCATAACTGATTGAATTTAAAGTTAGTAATTAGCATTGGTGGGCGGTCTCGCTCCGCCATGCCAGGTCGTTCCTGTCACACCAATCCATTGTGTCATTTCACCTCGGCGACCTCCTCCGCATCGCAGTAGTAACACTCGAGATGCTGGAGTGCGTCCTCAAAATCGTAGTAGTTGAGGTCGGGAAATTCAGCCTTCCACGAATCGTAGAAACCGACAACGTCGAAACCGTCGGGATCGTTGTACCAATCCAGGTACATCATCTCAACGAGTTCATCGAATTGCCTGGCAATCTCTCCATCTTCTGCATCACCGCTCATAGAGCGCGACGAAGGCCACGAATCGTAGATGTCTCCGTATCCGTACCAATCATCATCGTTCCAGCCCCTGTGGAAGCCACCGTAGACGGAATAACTGCGTTGCGCCTTGTGCGGACACACATCGGTCACTGTGTCGATGATGTGGAACACCAGGTCACGGCAGTTGCACAACTCTGAGAAAATCGTCGTTTCCTCGCTTGTGTGCGGATTGTAGTAACCGCACGACAGGTTACACGCAGCGACAGAGAGCCCGCGCGACTTGAGTTCCATGACATCGGTCATCATCCCCGTGGCTTTCTTGTAGCCGAAACGCGCCATGTCAATCTTTGACATAAAACCATCGTCGCACAGTTCCCATCCGCTGGCGTTGCTGATGAAGTCAGACGAGCCACGGCGGTCGCATTGGACAACAAAACGGCAGTCGCTGAAAAACGACATATCGGCCTGGCTGCTGCCCACGCATCCGATTTCCTCGCCCACGAACAGGGCGACTTTCACAGCGTCATACCTGAGCAAGCACTGCATGGCTACCCAGATGCCGTTCTTGTCGTCGGCACCGATGCCATACTGCGACTTGCTGTCAAGGTCGAAACCGAAGATATAGTCGTCGGCTCTCGCCACGCGGAATTGGTTGTTTCGTTCGCGGTGCACCTCGTCGATGTGAGCGACAACGCAGGGAAAACTCTCTGCTATGCCCTTTGTGACGTATATGCCGCTCTGGTCGCTAACGACCTTTGCCGACGGCACATTCTCCTTGAGCCAGCCCTTGAGATACTTGCGCATCTTTTTCTCCTGACCACTGTGACTTGACACGTAATAAAGTTTGATTAAATCTTTCATAATAGTACACTGATTAAAGTTAGTAAAAGTTAGTTTGTTCCCGGGCGGGGAATCGAACCCCGCCGAAAACCATTCGGGAGATTAGGCAACGTCAGCCAGGTAGTACGTGCCGCAGATTTCAACGCAGTCGTCGGACAGCGCATCGACGAACTTGCCGAAACGCCTGTCAAACGCGCGCACGCAGTCGTCCTTGTGGAAGAAATGTCCATCGATCTTGACTGCGTCTTCGAGGAGAATGGTCTCGCAGTTGTTGGTCTCGACGGTCTCGCTCTCGAGCGCATAAGCCCACGAGCCATAGATGTCATAGTCGAGTTCCTTGCACTCGTCGCTGGGAGCGTACTCGCCCTCGTGCTCACCGTGAGAGAGTTCGTAGCAATCGTCTCGCAACACATTACGGTCATCGTAATCCGTGACGAGATCATCGTCATCATAGTAGGCGTATTGTCCCTCGTGCTCGCCAGCTTCGATGATACGCGCGTCGTCGAAGTGACAATAGGTGTTGTCGTAGAGGCAATAGGTATCATCGCACAGGTAGTACGAATCAGTGTGCTCGCAATAGTACGCATCGTCTTCGTGGCACCACATGTCACGATATTCGAGATACACGCAGTCGTCGTCGTCGTACCACTCATCGTCACGCTCTACGTAGCGCTCTCCGTCACGGAGTTCTCCGTCACGTCCTCGCTGGCCAGGAACGATACGTCCCGTGATAGCGAGGTCGATGTCGCCGTCGCAGGTTTCCCAATTGACGGCACGCTCATCGTCGCATTGGAGCCAGCGGAAACCGTCCTGGAACGAGAGCGTGTCGCCCGGCTGTGCCGTGCAGCGCACCCACAGTCGGCTGTTGTTGAGTTTCGTTCCGTCCAACAGGACGTACGAGCGGTTATCCCAACAAGAGCACTCGAACTGCTTGTGTCCGTCAATCTTGTTCTGCTCGGCGAGCAAATAGATCAACTGTCGGCGCGCCTCGGAGTTCTCTCCGTACTGACGCTCAGCCAGCCTGTACGTCTTCTCGCTGTGATCCTCGTCGTGAACAGCCGTCCACACGATACAACGAGCGATGAGTTTATCTCCGTCCCACAGCCCTGCTGCAAGCGCGTCAGGCATAGAGTCGCGGTAGAATTTCCACTGACCCTTGTCGTTCATGCACGAGCCGAAATTGCTGTGTCCGCTGTAGATTTTCTCGAAATCCCTGTCGAGCGTCAGACGGTAGCGCCCGTCGCCCGCGTGACCGGCACGATAGATGGCGCTGAGTTGCTCAGCGAAATACACGCGCACGGGTTCGGGATATTCGGGATGCGTCTCGTCGATGATACGGCGGAAAAACTTCCCGCATTTCATCTTGAAGACACGGTTCACGTCACACTTGACGTAACGGATGCTCAGCGGGTCTCCGTCAGCGCACACACCGTTGCGGTCGTCCGTCTTGTACACTTCGCTGTGAGCGTAGATGTACTTGTCGGTCAGTTCCTCGGGTTTCCCCTGGATGTGGATGCTGATGTTAGGCTCGCTTACGGCATCGTCGCGGAAACGCTTGCCGACGTAGTTTACCACGCCCTGCAGATCGTCCACGGCGACAGCCTCGTCGTCGTTGTTCTCAAAACCCCACGCCCAGAGGGCTGTGATGATGTTTGAGTACGTACGGTTACCTTTTCTCTCCTCGATTCTCTTGATTAATTCTTCTTGTTCCATAACGAAAAAACTGATTAGTTGATAAAAGTTAGCTGTGTTCCCTGTGGAAGAGTCGGACTGCCACAAAGCACCATGCAGGGAAAATTAGGCGACAAACAGGTTTTTGTCGCGCTTTCTGTCTGAGCGGGTAGTGGGGCGCTCGTAGTCGCGCAGAATGCTCTGGAGCGGGGCGTCGGTAAATTGCATACCCGTATCCCAATACCACACTCCACGACATTGGTAGATGCTCCTGTTGAAGCGTTCGAGCAGAGCGTTCAACCTGGATTTGGTTGTTCGTGTGCGCCAACCAGCTGACGAGAGGTAAAGAACTGACGCGTGTAGATGAACAAGCGCAATCAAATTCTCGTGCAGATACACAGCAGCGAGCGTTCCGTTCGCAACTATCTCGACGCGCGTGTTAGAGCGACGCCAATTACGCCGAAGGCTTATAGCCTCCAGCATTTCTTGTTCGATAATTTTCATGATTTTCTATGATTTAGTAGTTAGTATTGTTCTGGACGGCTGCGACGCGCACAGCCGTTTCGTCGCAATTTCCAGCGACTCGTCAGCAGAACTTAGGACATTGGCTTGCCAACGATGTACTCTAATTGTTCAGCAAGCAATTTGTCGGTGTCGCCATAATTAAGAAGGAGGGATTTTAGTGGGCCGATTTCAATCAAATGAGCGCGGTGTTCTTTCTCGTTATAGTAATACACGAGCTCTTCGTCTCCTTTGCTCGCGCATTCTTTTTGCACCCACTCCTCGTGCTCGGCTGTAAACCTACTGTCGTCACACAGGAGAAAATACTCGGCGTCTGAGAAATCGCGATACGGTTGAAACGCTAACGCTTTCAACACGTTGCGCACGCACCCAACGAAATTGCTCGAATAAACCTCTGGCGCGTTGGCGATGACTAACTTGTTGCCGTCAACAGCGTCTATACCGCAGATAAACTCGGGATATCTCCCACCTTTGCGCATAACACGCAGCGCCATCAAATCAGTGACGGGCGCTTGGATTTTAAGATTGAAAATTTGCATAATTCTTCTCTGATTAAAGTTAGTATTGTTTGTTCCAGACGCTGTCAACGCGTGACAGCGTTTCGTCGCAATTTTCAGCGACTCATCAGTGGAACTTAGATGACCAAAATGTTGTCGCTAACTCCGAGCAAACGCAACAGGTGTTGCAATTCGTGGACGTAGTGAAACACGATGGCGTTTGTGCAAAACTCATTCATCTCGAGCGTGGTCACGATGTCGATGCGACCTCTAAACCATACGTAGTTTTCGCCGATGTCGTTCGCTATCTCCTTTCGCCAGCCACTTCTCTCCAAAATATCCGCAGTCAGCGGAAGCGGAGAAATCTCGTCTTCGTGGAATTTGTCAGCATAAATGCTTCCCCAGGTTTTGCGGAAATCGTGCAGCGACAATTCGTGCAGCCAAATCATGTCAACTCGTTTAGGCACACCGTCGTGCAGTACGAGGTCGTTTAGCATTAAATCTTTTGCTTTCATAATCGTTCGGTTTTAACTGGTTTAGCAACCGCGCAGGTCGTAGAGTTTCTGCCTGAGGTCGTGCCACAATACGTCACACTCGCACTCGAGCGATTGTGTACGCTTGCGCAGTTGTTCATACAATGGATTGAGCAGATTGTGGGCGTACAGCATCCTGGCTCGCTGCAGGGCGAACTGCAAATCCTGCACACACCGCATCAGCGGCTCGATGTCGTTCTCCTGGAGTTGGTCGAACTCGATTTCACGCTCGCTCTTGCGGTGCGCGGTAAAATACAGCACACGACCGCTCGGGCATTTCACGTAGAACTCGTCAAGCGGAGCCCTGCGAGATGAAAGCCTGTAGCCGTTGAACTCCTGCACACGAAGTTCGTCGCTCCAACACTTTTCCCATGACTCGTAGATTTCCTGGCTCTCGTGCGTGTAGATGTAAATCCACAAACCGCCGTCAATCTCTCCGCGCATTGCGCTCTCGTCAATCTGTTGTGATAATGTTTCGATTAGCATAATTTCTCTATTTTAAAGTTAGTAAATGTTCACCCACATTTTTGTGACGCTCTGAGCCTAAGAACCTGTTTTGAGTCGCTCAGACGACTTTTTCTATCATTCATCGTACTTGAAATCCACGTGAACGAAACAAATCGTACTCGAAAAATTTCCAAGCACAATTTCAGCGGGGAAAACGCGTTTTTTACACGCTCTCCCCGCCTATTGTTCATCGTACTATCGGGCGTAACGATGACCGCCTGTGCGGTGGCATCGGTTTGTAGCGGATAACGTCGCCGGCAAAGTTCACTTTGTAAACCGTCGGTTCCCAACCCGTGTCAACTGTGACGTGGAACGTACACGCGCCGATCTGCTGGTAGTCAACAATCGGCTTGCCGATAATCTCGGAAAAGCGCTGGAGTTCGCGCTGAATCTGCATGTAACTCATGATTAGAAATCGTTTACGTCCATCGTTCCCTCGTTCATGTAGCGCAGGGAGTCAAGACAGATTAAACTCTTCTTGTTGCTCAACGGCACCTGGAAACAGTAGCATTTGCAGGCATTGAGGAGCCACATGATTTTCTCACACACACTCGTAGCGAGCTCGACTGAGCCCTCGTTGATGATTTCTTTGCGGATTTCGCAGAATTTGTCGATAGTCATAATTCTCTATTTTAAAAGTTAGTAGTGTTTGTGCCCACGTGCGGAATTGAACCGCCGGCCGTAGCCCTGGCACCGCTGCCAGACGTGGGCGAGTGAGTGCCGATCGCTCGACACTCGTTGAACTAACTAAACTTTTCACTTTAGAAAAATCAATCAATCGCTGGTGTGCGCGGGCTCTTGTTCAGCCCCGCTTCCGTCTGGGATTATCCATGACACGCTCTCCGCCTGTTTCAGCCACTGTCGTTATCGCTCGGCCACACGTGACCAGGGAATAACGTCTCGCTCTTTGACGAGTTACGGACTGAAAACGATAGAGAAAATCTCAGTCGTTCAGCCCGCTTGTCATGACTGAAAGGAGCGCAAAGCGCAAACCGCCACCAGATAGCGGTTGAAAACTCAACGGCTAGAGCGCGAGCCGGTAAATCGCTCGGCTTGTAACGCGTCACGCGTCGCTCACTCCGTATGTTGTTCTCCCTGGCTGCCGTTCAGCCGTCCGCCTCTGCGGATCGCTCGCGTGTATCGCTCACTGAACTGCCAGGAATTGCTCGCCGATCGTTCGCGGTAATCGCTCATCGCTCGGTCTGCCTTTTGTCGTTTTGTGTACCTGGTAAAATCCGGTTTTGTGTGACGATCTATTTTCAATCGTTTAACCAGGTACGAAAAATACAGGCAACAAAAAAGGCAGGTTTTTCGCCTGCCTTTTTCGCCTGTTCTGCTTTTACTTCTTGTTCTGCTCTGCAAGTTTTGCAGCAAGGATTTCTTGAAGTTGTTCAATTGACAGGCTCGCTGCTGCTGCCTGCCTGTTCTGCTCTGCTACTGCTGCTCGCTGCTGCTGCTCTGCTGCCACTCTCAACTCTTTGAGTGCTAGCCTTGCACCTTCAAAAACCGTCAAAAGCCCTTCAAGGTTACACGGGAAATAATCGAGAGAGCCAAAAACCTTTCGACCAATGTCAATATGATTTTTGTATTTATCTCCTGTTTCACTCTCACTAGCAAGCAACAAGGTAAAACCTTGTGTTAAATCGCTAGCGGTTTGATAGTCATCTCCAAACAGGTCTTTTATAGCCTGTTCTTTGCTCTCCAGATATGCACACGAGTTGTGTTTTCTCTCGCTATCACATACCCAAAACAGGTTGTAACTCTGCTCTCTCTCTCCTACTTTGCGACTGCTCGCATTTCGTGTAACTTTGCCGTTCTTGTTGTTACGGCTCTTTTCACTCTCGATTGCGGCCTTAATATCGGCCTTGTTCAATTTCTTCATAATGCATAAAATTTAAAATGAATAAATGTGAATATATAGAGAGTGCCGTTGTGCGCATGGTACACACCAGACACACAACACACACAATCACCATGAAAAGGAACTCCCACATGCAGCCGTTACTGGCAGCCGTCTGCATGTGCCCGCGTGTTCGCGGGATTTGCGTCACAGGATTTGCCCCCTGTTGACACTCCTAATTTACTGCCTTTTCCTATATTAGCCTATTCATTTTTAGTTAATAAC